ATCATCAAAGAAGGCAGACTTCCTCAAGAAAAGGTCTACCGTACTTCGTGCGGCAATTGCGGCACCGTCTTCGAGTTTAAAGAAGCAGAGGCAAAGTACACATGCGATCAGCGCGACGGTGACTTCTACACTCTACACTGCCCCCTGCGGGGCTGCGGGGCTGCGGTCGCGCTGTACACGAGTCGGCTCACCGCGTACGAGGTTGCGGCATCGTGAACTTCAAGAAGATGACGCTGGCGGAGCGGCAGAAGCTCTACATCAAGGCTAAGCACGCCTACTACGAAAAGAAGACGCTGATCCTGACAGACGGCGAATTCGACAAGCTGGAAGACCTTCTGACGGCTGAGGTTCCCGACTGGGACGAACTCCACAAGACAGGGGTCCGGACCGATGACGGACGGTCCGAAATCGAGCTTCCGCAGTTCATGCCGTCGTTAGACAAGGCGTATCCGGAGCAGGTACCGAAATTCGTCAAGCGATTTGCTCATGATCGATTCACGGGCATGGACAAGCTCGATGGCACGTCTCTGTTCCTTCGGTACGTCAAGGGTATGCCTACGCTGCTGGTCACGCGTGGCGACGGCACCAAGGGCCGCGATATCTCGTTCCTGATCCCTTCTCTGGTCAAGCTGAAGCGCATACCTGCCGAAATCGGAGAGACGGGCGTTTTTGACGTGCGCATCGAAGCTGTGATGGCAAAGAAGATGTTCAGCCGAAACTGGTCGAAAAAGGTCAATCCGAAATACGGGGCAGACAACGCGCGTCAACTGGTGAACGGTGCGTTCCTTCGCAAGAAGGCGTCAACCGTCTTGGGCGACATCGATCTGGTCGTGCTGGGCGTCTACGGCATGACGATTGCCAACGGCTTGGAGCTTGCGGACGAACTTGGCTTCATGACGGTTGCCTGTTTCGATAACGTCCGAAGCTCAAATTTCGAAAAATTGCTCGAAGAACGCAAAGCCTCTAGTAAATACGAAATTGACGGGGTGGTGTTCGCTGATCCGAACGTGAGCCTGAGCTACGAAAACGCAGACAAGCCCAAGTGGATTTTCGCGTTCAAGATCAACAACGACGCGGACGCGTACGAGGTTCGAATCCTGGACATCGAATACGCACGTACACGTCTGAATCGCTGGTCGGCCGTGTGCGTGATCAATCCGACACAAATGGATGGGGTGGTGGTTGAGCGGGTGACCGCGCACAACGCGGGCTGGATGATGGAAAACGGTATTGGCCCGGGTGCGCGCATCAAGGTCCTGCGTTCGGGTGGCGTCATTCCGAAGATCGTCGGTGTGGTGGAACGTGCAGAGTTCAAGGAACCACCCGGTGCTTATGAGCAGCGCGGACGTTTCCTATACGCGCTCGATGTCGATACGGCGCAGCAGATAAGGGCTTTGCACTTTTTCATGACGACTCTAGGAATTGAGTTGCTGGCTGAGAAGACGCTGGAGAAGTTGTACGAGGTCGGGTTCACCGAAGCACGCGTCTACCTGGCGTTGGCCGGTCATATCGGAAATCGTAGCGCTGTGTACCTGAAAGCAGGGCAACAGTTCACAAAGGCCGGTCTGGGCGAAAAGCAGGCAGAGAACATTTTTCAGGAGTTGAAGCGCGTGCTCGATTCGACAATCACGCTGAAAAAGCTGATGGTAGCTTCCGGCTGCTTTGACGCGGGCATGGGTGAGCGCAAGCTCTCGCAACTCGAAGACGCGGGTATTTCCATGCGTGAGCTTGGGAACATGCGCTCGGATGAAATCGCAACTGTGATCCCACAGATTAAGGGGTTCTCTCAAAAGACGACGTTGCTGATCCGTGACGGTGTGCGCTCGTTCCGTGCTTGGTACAAGCCGATTCACGGACTCTTAAAGATCGACGGTGCGCTGCCCGCCAAGAAAGCAACAACCGGAAGACTGTCGGGCATGAAGTTTACGTGGACAGGGTACCGTGCGCCGGACGAGGAACAGACGATTCTTGCGAACGGTGGCGCGATTGTTTCGTTCTCGGCTAAGACCTCTGTCCTCTTCTACAAGGAAGGCGGGAAAGCCTCAACGAAGGTTGCGAATGCTGGAGACCGCGCGATGACCTGGCAGCAGTTCGAACTGCAATACCTTGGACGGATGTGCGCATGAACAAGACCTTGCGCGCGCTGATTGTGCTCAGCTTCGGAGCTTTCTGGCTGCTCATTTCATTGCAGATATTCGGCCCCGCAATTGACCGAATATTCGCGGCGCACAGCGATAGTTTTCTGATTCGATTCGCTGCGCTTCTTACGTACGCTATGTGCACCTCTGCAAGCTTGCATGCCTGTGACAATTTCGTCCTGGGTATCCACGCACTGTGGCTCAAGCGGAGGAAGCGCAAATGACGTTCACATTCGACAACCACGAGAAGCTGAAGAACGGATTCCCGGTCGAAGACTGTCCTTACTGCGGTGAGGAAGAGTGCGAGGCGGAATGGTGCGATGTAGGAGTCGGCTACGTACAGATGGGCCCGTATCACTGCACCTCGTGCGACGCGTTCTCGATTGGTGCCTATGACCGAACGACGCCGACCGACGAAGAGCGTAAGTGCGGATGGTACCGGCCGGATCGCAGACCGCTGCCGGACACTGTCTCGACAATCGGCGGGCGCGTCATTGACTCCAGTACCGCGCTCGGACTGTACCGCATGGGTGTGGTTAACAAGGTGCCTTTTCACATATGAAAGTCGTACTCAAGAAGACTGGGCCACATTCATTCGAAGCGGACCCCGTGGATCGGTCGGGATCACCGCGCGTTGGGCGGGGCAGGACCCTGCTCGAAGCCTACGGCAATTTCCTGATCCAGTATCAAGATGAACTGGGCTTGAAACTGGTGGTTGACTCATCCGCCTGGGACGCAGAGAACCGACGTAGGAAGAAACGTCGATGACAGGTATCGAATATCTCAGGTCGCTACACGGGGTCTGTTATTTTCAAACCCGGGAAAAGGGCACAGGTCTGGCTTCTAATTCAGAACTCGGAAGGTGGTTGAAGGATAAGGCGTTGCGAATTAATGGTCTGCCTGTTGGGCCGATGGATCAGATACCAACGCCAATTAACTCGGTTGTTTTGTTTCCGAAGTCGCAGCAGCGTCGCACAACAATTCTTTAGATATTCACCAGAAATAACGCAAAGAGCACCACTCAATATTTGTGAAACTGTTACACTAATCGTCAACTTTTTTAACTGGATAAACAAATGAATTCCGTAACTCGCACCGAAACCGCTGCTGTCACCGAAGCCTCGCCGGTCAATCAACCCGCAGCAGAAATCTCGCTGGCTTACTTGCAACTCGCGTTTGAGCGCACATACAAGGGCCCTGTTGGTCTCGCACCGAACGCACCGGAGGAACAACGCCACTTGCAATTCTCGAAGCGCAAGAACGGCACGTATCAAAGCGACCGACTCCAGAACATCTTCCAAGGGTTTTGCTTGGCTATGCAGTCGATCAACGATTCGTCTATCGCGTTCTCCGATCTGAAGAACGGCAAGTGAGGGTCTCGGCTCCCGTGATTACGCGATGCCCCGGTTTGTTGGAACGGGGCAGCGAATTCATGGGGGTTTGGGAAACTGCAGAGATAGGCTCTAGCTGCTCGGAACCTAGAGGGAGGTGCGGCAAGACCAGCAAGCGTTTGCTTACTCGTCGGCTACGCTAACAAGTTGGGTCCTGTCGGTCCTGAGCGGATGTTGGTTGTGCCGGTTCTCAAATCTGATGCGAGGGTCACTACGACGTACGCGGACGGAGTCCGGTAATCGGCGGCTATACCCCATATCCCGGAACGTGTCCCGTGGGAGCGTGCGGCTGTTTGGGTGCGCGCGTTTGTTTGAATTTTGCAAGTTCAGTTTCCCTATTCGCCATGAATTATTGGTCTTCGTACTTCGCAGCCCTAGCCCAGCAGCTACGATCACTCAGCTACGTTTCTTCGGTCGAATGCTCACTCTCAGGTGAGCGTGCTGATCATGCCTGCTTGGTCGTGGACACAAACATAGTGCTCACGCTGTCAATGATAACAGAAATTTTCGCTGCGGTGCAAAAACTCGTGGGGGATCAGAGCAACCCTCAAATCGACCTTGGCCCCAAGACAATTATCCTGGCCGATCTTGTATATACCCGAACTACGGTTGAAACCAATGCCCCATCATTTATTGGATATAGCTACTGATGCCAGTTCCAGCGATTTTGATGACGACGATTTTCTGGATATAGCCGATGAATTTGGGCACGTAGTGGATCGCGTTCCCGAAGACGATCAGACGGGCTTCGCAGATTTTCCGCTTTCCGGTTTTATTGAATATTCTCGAAGACTTGTAGTTTTGGCGCGTACCTACTCGCAGCCTCAGCCCAGCCCCGGAATTTCAAACGATCTGGAATTAGCAGTTGCCAAAGCCACGCGCGATGCGTTGGCGTCCGAATTAGACAAGAAATATCAAGGGCAAACGTGGTTGCCCATGGACCCGTACGTGTTTAGTCACGTTCAGCTTTATTCAGCGATCAGAAATTACGAGAAATTAAAACACGATGAAATACTTCAGCAGACAGAACAGGCTTCAGAGGCGGATGCGCTCGCTGCAGATTCTCAGGGCGGGGAAAGTTAGCGAGCAGCGCCATCTGGCCGCAACGCTAGCTCCAGTCAAGTCGATTCCACCTCACTACGTTGAAATGAACCTGAAGCTCGTCCGTGAAATCGGTGCGATGGACGAGGAACTCCGGTTGATCAACGAAGAGCTAAAAAATCTTCGCTGAAATCTGAAACGCTCCAGTAAATACGAAGTGAGGGCAGCAGAGTCCCTCACCATCCATCGTATGAGCTAGGAGATAGCAATGTCTGAAGCAACACAACCGACTGAGCCGATGTTCGATCTGCTTTCGCTGATCGGAAAGTTCCGCATGTTCCACAACGGCCATAAGCACGTGGTGGACGAGGCACTGAAGAGAACGCGAAATCTGCTGATCTGCATTGGTTCAGCCAACCGGCCGCGTTCACGCCATCTCCCATGGACCGCTGCTGAGGTCGAACAGATGATCCGCATGGTTTATCCGTCGGATTCTGAGGCGGGCGGTCGTATCAAGATCGTGCAACTGGATGACTGGATGCACGACAACGATTTCATGTGGTTGATGAACGTGCACAAGGCTGTAGCAAAGGAAGAACAGGCGCTGCGCTCACTTCACGGTCAACGAGCACCGATTAAAACAGGGCTCGTCGGATTCTCGAAGGACCACACGTCTTACTACCTGAAGAAGTTCCCGCAGTGGGGTTCGGTCGATGTCGGGCCGTACCGGCAGGACGGAAAGATACTCAATGCTACCGATCTACGCGCTCTGTTCTTTGCGCGCGGTGAGGCTGTGCTTAGTTCCTACGTCCCCCGTCAGGTCGCTGGTTTTATCTACGACTGGACGGAGCGCCATCCGCAGACGGTTTCGTACCTGAAGGACGCAATCGAGTTTGCGGGCGACTACAAAAAGAAGCACAAGTTTGTCGGGACCAATGCGTACGACCCCGTACACAGCACGACAGACGCCATTCTTATCCAGAGCGGTCACGTGCTTCTGGTGCGCCGCAAATTCCATCCGGGCAGGGGCCTTTGGGCGCTTCCTGGTGGCTTCCTGAAAGCAACGGAGCCCACGCGCGAGGCGGTAACGCGCGAACTGAAGGAAGAAACGAAGATCGCGGTTAAGAAAGGAGTGCTCGATCTGGCATTCCGTTTCAAGACCGTATTTTCGGATGTCAATCGGTCGGATGATCGTGGCCGCATTATCACTCACGCGTACTTGTACCTGTTGAATGATCGTGCGGAGCTTCCGGCAATCGAAGCAGCAGACGACGCGGATAAAGCTAAGTGGGTTCCCTTGGGCCTGCTCGACCCGCGTGAGATGTACAGCGATCACTTCTTCATCATCATGAAGATGATCAATCTGATTCCGGTTGACTGAGGAAATTATGGGGATTGGTATTGGTAGTAGATGCAGCAGTTCGCCGTATTCGGTGCCGAATTCGAATCCTGACCCATCGCGTTTCACGATTCTTGATTGGGCTGCGTTTGGTTTGTTTCTAGTCCTCAAGGTCCAGTATCCGGATGCCCGGAACTACGAGGGCATCAAGATCATGGTGTACGAGGGGTTTCGAGACACCGAAGCACTCCGCAGGGCTGTATCAAACAGGCTCGATCCTCACTTTTCCGAATCGGGCGTTTCCCCAATCGCGCGGTTCGAGCCGACAGACGCCGGTTGGATAAACGCCAGTCAGTTCGCACAAGTGTTGTCTACACGTCGCATCTAGTACCCCGCTACACAGAGTGGCGGGTTCTCAATCTATGCTAGGAGATAGCAAAATGTTTGATATTTCATCCGCGTTGGACAGTGACTCATACAAGCTCGGCCATTCGAAAATGTTGCCGGAATCTGCTGACTACATGTGTTCGTACGGGGAAGCCCGTTCGGACGAACGTTGGAGGCAATCCGTTTTTACCGGTCTTCAGTCCTGGTTGATGGGTCTGAAGCCGGTGACGGCCGGTGACGTTGAAGAGGCTCGTGATCTGGCGATTCCGCACTGCGGAGTTTTCAATTTCGACGGCTGGATGCGTGTGGTCAATGAACTCGGTGGTGTCCTCCCGATCCGCATTGATGCGCTCCCTGAGGGTACCGTTGTACCGAATCACAATGCGCTGTACCAAGTACGCAATACGAAATCTGGCTTCTCGTGGGTTACTCAGTTTATCGAAACTCCGCTGCTGCGCGCCGTGTGGTACCCGACAACGGTTGCCACGCTTAGCTGGCACGTGAAGCAGGACATTCGTGCGTTTCTTGAGAGGACGTGCGACAACCCCGAACAGGAATTGCTGTTCCGACTGCATGACTTCGGGGCCCGTGGTGCGTCGTCTCTTGAAACGGCTGCTCGTGGCGGTCTCGCCCACCTCATCAATTTCAACGGAAGCGATACGCTGCCAGCGTTGATGATGGCACGGCGTTACTACGACGAGCCGCTTGCGGCCTACAACATTCCGGCGATGGAACACTCAACGGTATGTGCGTGGGGCCGTGATGGTGAAGAGCGCGCCTACGCCAATGCGATTGATAAGTTTCTGACGGGACCGGGCACTATGCTTTCGATCCCGCCTGACGCTTACGATCTGCACAACGCAATCGACGTGATCATCGGGAAGAACCTCAAGGACAAGATCATCAAGTCCGGAGGTCGTCTGGTGGTTCGTCCTGATTCGGGCGATCCCGTTTCAGAGGTGATGTTTGCGCTGCGGTCACTGGCCAAAAACTTTGGCTATACGACCAACAGCAAGGGCTTCATGGTGCTGCACCCCGCCGTTCGCATCATTCAGGGTGACGGGGTGAATGAGCAGTCTATCCACGCAATCATGACGGCCATGGAAATCAATGGGTTTTCCATTGAAAACGTGGCTTTCGGTATGGGTGGCGGTTTGCTCCAGTCCGTCAATCGTGACACGCTGGGCTTCGCTCAAAAGGCGAACGCAGTGTCGAACGGTCAATATGCATGGACCGGCATCAGCAAAGCACCGGCTACGGCACTTCAGAAGACCTCGAAGAAGGGTGTTCAGATGGTCGTGCGCGAAGAGGGCCGCATCGTTACGGTTCCTGAGGGCACGTACCCGGCTGAGCGCAACCTTCTGCAGCCCGTGTGGCAAGACGGTCAGCTTCTGCGCAAGCAGTCGCTTCAGAGCCTGCGGGACAACAGCAACGAATTTACGTGGAATTTTGAGTCACAAAGTCTGCGTGAATTAAAAGCTGCGTAGTAAATAGGGGGTAGAGGGCCACAAACCTTCTACCCCCTTTCTCTTTTCGGAGCTACAAAAAATGGGCGTCGTCGTACACCGCGTCATCTCGGTCACTGGCCCGGCTGATGCAACAAAGGCAGCACACGATTTCATATCGGCAGAAGCTCCCGATGACACCATTTGCTTCATCGGCCCGCTCTTCCAGCAGATCAACGGAACCGACACGTTCTGCATCCACAGCAACGGCTCGAAGAGCGGCTACGAAGAAGAACGCAGTTGTACAACATTCATGAACGAGGTCGCAAAGTGGCTGGGAAGCGCCGAACGTCTGCAGTTCGTTGACGTGTCCTATTCGAAGGATCGACACATGGACGCGGGCGACTTCACTCGGATCGAGAACGCGACGTACAAGAACAGAGAGACCGAAGATGCCTGATAAGTTGAGAGTTACCAATTCAGCGATCCGCGCGTCAGAGGACGCTGTAAAACAGGCTCAGGATGACCTGACGCGTACCAGGTATGCGGTGACCACCATCTGTTCCCATGCGACCGTTGGTGAGGCTCCACACCAGCAGAACGCTCATGTAAGGAACTTTCCGCCTCTGCGCGTGTGTATGACCTGTGGGCTGGTCGAAGAAGGCTGGTCATGTGGCTACCTCGTTTTGGATAACGAGCTTGCGTACTCACTGACGCGTGATCAGGTCTACGACATACGGTCCGTCACGGTTGAGCAGGAAGACAAGGGGCCGCTCCTGCGCAAAGAGGTAACGCTCAAGCAGTTGATCGCACAGAAACTGGGAATCGAAAAATGAAAAAAGATGCATTCGGGGACCGCATGAAGCGGTACGAACTGGAAGATGCCGGACGCCGCTTGATGCCGCGTCTGCCGATCATGGCTCGGTTAGATGGTCGCGCGTTCCACTCCTTCACACGTGGCCTGGAATACCCGTTCGACGCACGGTTCACCCACTGCATGATCGAGACGATGAAGTTCCTGGTTAAGCACTGGAATGTGACGCTGGCGTATCGCCAGTCGGACGAAATCACACTGTACTGGGAAAACTCGGACATCGACGCGCAGATGCCGTTCGACGGCCGGGTCCAGAAACTGGTATCGCTTCTCGCTTCGTCTGCATCGGTTCGTTTCTACCAGCTTATCCACGAGCACCTGCCGGAAAAGGACGACAAGATTCCTGAACTTGACTGCCGCGTGTGGCAGCTTCCGACCTACGGCGAGGTCTACAACGCGTTTCTGTGGCGCGAGCAGGACGCGACTCGCAACTCACTGCAGATGGCCGCTCGTTCGCTCTACTCGCACAAGCAATTGCATGGTAAGGGCTATGCGGCGCTCCACGACATGCTGCATGAAAAGGGCGTCAACTGGAACGACTTACCCGCATTCTTCAAGCGCGGGACGTATGCCCGTACGTTTCGGTCTTTGAAGATTTTCACGAAAGAAGAACTGGAAGCGATGAACGACAAGGCACGGTCCCACGCTCTACAGAACCCGGTTCTTCGGTCTGAGGTTCGCTGCGTCGTCGCTAACCCGCTAAGCGAATACGGGATGTTGGCCAACTTGCTCGCGGAAGCTGGCTCCGAGGAATCCCCAATCAGCAAAGGCATGTTGCGGGAAGCCCGTAATCGGGAAACCCTGAAGAAAAATGGTCTGGTCAATTGGAGTTTCAAGTGAGCCTAGAAGAATACGTACCGAACGAACGTATCGTGGACCGCGCTGTTTATTTGTGGCTCAAGGCGCTCCGTAAGCCTCAGTACAACAACGGTGGCGGTCTTGAATCCTTCATGGCGTCAGGTATAGCTTCCATGCTTCCGAAGAATAATGACGAGCAGACACTCGCTCGCTTCGGTGCCGAACTCAAAACGCTGCTGATGAGTGGAGAGGTGAGCCAATACGGGAACGGAGAGTCGTTCACGCATTATCAGACGTATCTGGGCGTGGACTACCACCCCGACAAAACACTGAGTACTGCGGCTGAGGCGGCCGGATTGAAGATGGAGTTCCCGTGGAAAACGTCCATGCATCTGTGGACTAACTACGTTCAGTTCAGTCTCGGCTACGGTAACCGTGGGCTATATCACTACCCGCTGAGCAACGGCAAGTGGTTGCTTACGACGTTGACCGGGGCTCCGGAGCACGTCACGGGGCTCTGCGAGCTTGCGGAAAGCAGGCTTAGCGAGGGTGCGCCGTGCCCAATCTTCTATCACATCGAAGAGTGATAAATGCGCCAAAGAATCATAGAAGCCCTTCGCTGGATCGAGCACAAAGAAAAGGTCAAGATTCTCGTTGCTGTCGAAGCCGGGTCGCGGGCCTGGGGCTTCGAGTCCCCAGACTCTGATTTCGACGTGCGCTATGTGTACGTCCGGCGACCGACTGCCTACCTGGAAATTGACGACCGGCGCGATGTGATCGACCACTACCACCAGCAACCGTATATCCAAGGATCGGGGTTTGATGATCCGCTGCTTGATATCACGGGGTGGGACGTGAAGAAGGCTTTGCAATTGCTGCGCAAAGGCTCACCCCAACTTCAGGAGTGGTTGAACAGCACCACGATTTACATCGAGGGCCAACGCCAAAGCTTGCTTGATCTGTCGAATTCGATCAACCGGTTTGAGCCTGTGTACATGTTCTATCGGTCGATGGCAGCGAACAACTTCCGGACGTATCTGCAGGGCGACATGGTTCGCTACAAGAAGTATTTGTATGTGATTCGTCCACTGCTCGCTGCCCAGTGGGTCGTGACGTATCGCACGTTTCCACCTGTCGATTTCCGGACGCTACTGCTCGATGTGATCCAGCAGTACGAGACGATGTTCCCGCACCTACGCGAAGCCATCGAACGGCTGCTCGAACGGAAGGCTAAGGCCAGCGAGTTGGAGGACGCGCCGCGTGACGAGGTTTTGCACGAGTGGATTCGATGGGAATTTGACCGCAAACCCCATCAGATGGATGACCCGGTGTCAGACCCGACGCCCCAACTGAACAGTTTCTTTCATCGGGTGCTATGTGGAAAAGAGCTACGTTGATTCAGCGGTGCAAATCGAGTGTGCCGTCTCCGCTGACGGTACGGCGATTCACGCCGGTCAAATCTGGAAACACAAACGGTCGAAGTTCCATTCGGTGTTTGTGGTCACCTCCGTCTACGAGCGCTCCTATCAAGGCGGCAAGAACTCACGAGCCCGCGTTAAGGGAGTTCTGATTTCGTCCGGTGACCCGCAATCCTGCGACCCATCAAGATCGTTAGACGTTGAGTCACTCCGAACGATGTACCCGTTCATCCACTTCGAGCCGTACAAGCCAAGACCTGAGGAAGATAAATGAGCAGCGCAAAAGATCATGAACTGGAGGCAGAACTCCAGCGACTTCAGGCCAACGCACCGCGCCTGAAACCCGAAGACATCGACGCGGTAATCGTGGGCACCACCTACACCAAGCTACCGTCAGAAAAAGTGCTGGTGTGTGAACTCACGCTTCGAAACAAGTACACGGTGCGCGGCGAATCGGCTGTCGTATCCATCGCCAACTACAGGCAAGAGGTCGGCGAGCGCATCTCGAAAGAGCGGGCGTACGCGAAAATCTGGGAGCTTGAGGGCTATCTGCTTCAGCAGCGCCTTTACGAGCAGGCACTCGCCTCAGTCGGCGGGGTGGCGGTACCAGCTACGGCGCAGCGAACCTATACCCGCAACGATGTGCAGACCTGGCGCGACGATGCATTTAAGACCGCGCTGTCGCTGATAGAGCGTATCAAGCTGATCGACGGAAATCCGGACCACGATTTTGTGCGCGGCCAACTCGATATGGTCACCTGTGCGATTGACGGCTTGATTTCAAAGGACTACGAACAAGCATGGTACCTGGCCTCAGCGCTCCGCCCGACCTTCAATGGTGAAAATCTGCCGCTCGTGCTGGGTTTCGAACAGAGCGTGACAGAACAGACTGGGTACTACGGCACCGGCCCGGAGCAGTGGGGGCCGCACGATCAGGCACCCGGGTTTTTCACGGACAATCATCAGCCGTGTCAACCGTTCGTGTGGCGTTTCGCGGACTAACCCCGTAGTTTGTTGTTGACGTGCTGTTGACGTTTTGTGTATGATGAACACATAAACTAAACAACAAGGGGTTCGAAATGAACGCAACGTTTCCTGGTTTCATTGGGGCCTGTGCTGTTGGGGCAATTCTGGCAATCATGATTGCAGCCAGCATGTAAGGGTTTTAAAATCCGGGCTTCCGTTTTTGAAGTTTTGAAATGAGCGACGATCTACACTACGCGTGCGGCATGTTGTTTCTTTGCGCGCTGCTGGCCGCCCTATTGACCGTGCCCGATTTACTCTAATCCAAAATGAAAGAGTCAAAAGCTACAGTTGACCGGTGGATGGCTGAGAAAGCCGCCTCAGGTTTCCAGTTTATGTTTGTTGTGTGCGATACGTTCGACTATCAACAGTATCCGGTTGGCGTCAAAGCTTCCGAGTTTTGGAGCATGCACGAGCGCTATCACGGGATGGACATGCAGCGCATCGAGGGATACTACGACTTGTCCACGAAACAGACGCTCATCAACTTTCCGCCAAAGGTCGAGCCGGAAGCGTACATGTTGACTCTGCTGAAGGCCCGACCGACCCATACGACGTTCACTGTCCATATGGACTATCAGCGCCGGAAACTGACCGAAATCGACACGACTGAGCGTCAGGCGCTGGAACAGGTGCGCGAGGCGCTGCTTGATCCACAAAACCCGCACGTTGCAAGTCGCGCAAACAACGCACTGAACATCATCGACAAGGTAATAGGCGAGCCAAAATGAGCGATAACCTGATGACCAAGACGGAAATCATGAAGTTGATCGCAGCGGGTCGAATTCATGAATCGTTCGTGCACTCGATTGAAGGCACGTTCGACATCACGGAGATGCGAGCACGCGCGTCTGGGTCGCAGGTAGTCACCGTGCCGATCCAGTCGGTATTGCCGTTCGTCCTCGAAAATCGGGTGTTCGAACTGGATCGGGTGTTCGAACTGGACGACAACAGTTGGAAGAACGACCCCGCGATGTGCGTCGTTTTTGACCGGGCCGAAGTCGTTGAGCACCTGCTGGTGGATGGCGTTCACCGGATCATGCGCCGGTACCACGAGGGGTTAGAAGACTTCCAATGCTACTTCGTGGCCGAAAGAGACATCGTTCGGCCGGACATGTCCAAGTGGCAGGACGGTACCGAACGCGGCTTAGACTGGGGTACCGAAATCGTGGTTGACGGCAAGATCGTAAAGCGTAGTTAAAACAACTATTCGGGGAATCTATGAAATATCTGGTCGCTGGTTTGCTTAGTGCGGTGGCGTTCGCCATCTCTTTTTTCTTTCAGGCCGCAATGTGGGTCCGGCTGTACGCGGGACTCGAACCGCCGATCTTCTTCTTTGTTCTCCTGTCCGTTGTGGTCGGCGCGTTCTTTTTCTTGGGGTACGCCGTCGCTGACTGTACGTCTGGCCGCACCCCGGTCAAAGACGAAGCCGACGAGTGGAAGCCCGTGCGGAGGTCGATTGATGAGCACGGAGCGGAATTCGTGAGCGCTCAGGAGATTCGCTTTCGCATGAAAAAGAGGTACCCAAGTTGATGGACCCGCGTTTGAAAGAGGGTGACGCCTATCAAATTCGAAGGTATGACCGGGACAACACGGTAACCCCCGGTTGGGGAGAGTGGGAGACTGTGACGCGTCAGAAGTATGACGATGTTTGCGCCTACATAGAGATGGGTTACCTGTTTTACCAGGCTCGATCACTGACCTGTAGTCACGCCGTGTGCCACAAGCTTTCGCCACCTGACGACTGTCCGGGCACGCAAGAAGTAGGAATTGCAAAAGAATTTCGGGGAAATCCATTCGCCTTCCGTAAATAAGCTGATGTAGGGGCCAGACCGAGTCCCTCACATCAACAAGGAGCGGGAAGTGTCAACGATTGGAACTGAAACTATCGAGCAGCAAAAGAAGCGCCTGGGCACGGACTCTGATTCGGATTACAGCGCGTTTCTGGCCCACGTGAAATCGACGTTCAAGAAGGCGGTAGCCGATCAGGACGCCCGCCTCTTCTATGTGAGTTTTGATCCGGCCGATGCTCCGGGCCCGACCGAAGACGACGAAGACGCGCCTCTCGCTCTTTTCGATCACTACCTCGCGCACATCCATCCGTCGCAACGTCAGGTCCACACCTGCAGCACGTGCCGTTCGTTCATGAAGCGATACGGCGGGCTCGTGACCGTGTCGAAGAAAGGTCGCATCAAGTCGGCGCTGTGGGACGAAGAAGGGTATGAAGGCCCGTACGAAGACGCAATATGTGGTCTGCGTCAGGAAGTCGAGAGCGCGCACATCAAGGGCGTGTTTCTGACCAAGGAAATCAAGCTCGGTTATGAGACCACTGGCGGCGCATACTTCAGCGAACCTGAATGGAGTCACCTGTCTGTGTCGGTGCCCCGTCATCTGATCTTCCAAAGCTCGTTGCTGTCGGCCAAGCAAAAGATGGCGGCCAAGCGCGAGGACTACAAAAACATGGTCAGGGCTCTGACCGAGTTTTCGATTGACACCGTAAATCAGGCAGTGGCTCTTCTGGAATCGAACGCGCTGTACCGTGCAGATGCGGTTCTTGGGCCCGCGAAGTTCCTGCAAGAGGTGCTGCTCGAACGCGCGGGCGTGAACAACCGCCAGTACCGGGCTAACTTGCTGTGGAAGCGCGTGGCTTCCGCTCCTGATGGTTTCCTGCATCCGAACTCTTCAATGATCGGTACGCTGCTCGATGACATCCAGAAGGGGTTGAAGTTTGACGCGGTGAAGGCGCGTTTTGCCGAGAAGATGGCACCGACGCAATACATGCGACCACAGGTAGCACCGAAGGCCGGTAACATCCAGCAAGCTGAAACGATCATCGCTAAGCTCAACGCGGCAGGTGCTCTGGAGCGTCGCTTTGCTCGTCTCGAAGACATCCAGACGATCTGGCACCCGCAGCGACAGGTGTCGAAGCGGTCATCGGCCGATGAAGGTGGTGTGTTCTCGCACCTGCAATCGAAGGGGGCAGCACTCTCGGCTAATCTGGAGCCGATGCGCGGTATGCAACCGAGCGTGATGACGTGGAGCCTCTTCCGCTCGAAAGTCCTGCCGAAAGCACTGCGAATCCAGGTGTACACGCAGCCCCATGGGCTGTACGGAGCCTACACGACTGCGGCGTATGAAGACGCGGAGCCGATCATCCAGTGGGACAACACGGAGCGCCGCAACCCCGTTGCCTGGTACGTGTACCACGCTGGCTCGTCTGCGCATCAGTGGGGGTTGGCCGCAAACGCTTGGATCGATGTATCAGCCATGAGCCTGCAACCGCACCAGTGGTTCGAGGAAGAGAAGTACATGCACCATGGTGAAGGCGTTCTGCTCGTTCTTCCGAACTGTCGGGATTCGCAGTACAAACGGGCGGGCAATGCTCTGTTTCCGCAGTGCCTGCGCTCCGAGTTGCATGGAGTCCGCGCGACTATCGAGGCGTACTCGCAAACCGCTGTCCTGTCTGGTGCCGATGAGCCGAATCTCGCTTGCGGTATCAAGTTCAACAAGGACAACAATCTGCGCGGCATCCTGTTCCGAGTCCAGAAGAATGACGGGACAGTCATGAGCTACGCGCTGGATCGCTGGGAATAAAGGCGAAAGCTGAGTTAATGCTCGTGGGCCCCGTAATTCGGGGCTCTCTGCACGTTACCACCTGAAAAATAAAATGAACAAACTTCAGATTAAGAAAAGTGCCTGGCACTATCGGCTGGCGCTCAAATTCGGTTGGACTGAACTGGTACGGAACCCGAACTGGGGTTACCGTGATACGCCGATGTACGTACCGAACGATGACTTCTGCTCCTATCTGCGACGCGTCCTTCTGGGGCTAGCGATTATCGCGCTGTGTGCTGGCATGCTCGCTTTCTATTGCTACTGCAATTACCTTCTCTGCGTAGACTTGCTGAAAGGCACCTTCGTATTTCAAAACGGCCCGCTTCGCCAGCTTTTTGCCGTGACTTTTGACGTGATTATCGTGGTCCTGGCAGCAGGTTGGGTCTTGTGGAATACGTGGATTCATTGGGGCTTGGGTGATTGGGTGTATGAAAAAACGGAGGGTTGGAGGGATGCCCTTTACGAAAAGTCCTATGCCAAACGAAAGACCAAGCCTGCGCGCGATCCGTTTTACAAGGCCGCGTACGAAACATTGAAGCACAAGTTCTGCATGAAGATCGAGGTAACGAATGACTAACGCGTTCGACAAATTCACAGAACTGTATAAGTCCGATCCGTCAGCACCGCATCTGCGCTTAGGTCAGTTCTTCTGCAATCTGTACATACGCGAATCGTGGCCCGAACTCTACTACGAAGCAGATGATTCGAAGGCCGCCGCGCTGATCTGTGATTGGCTGGAGCGTCACCAGTACACCGACAGTCTGCCGAAGCCCCAAAACCGCATCCAACTTCCGCACTGAGCCCAACTATGGATAACGCAAAAGAGTATGCCTCGCTGGTGGCCAATGGCGCGGTCCTTGACACGCTGGTTGCTTTGATCGAGCGGGGCCCACTGGATGACGGCAGTGTGCCCTCCAAGCGCGGTCGCGACACGCTGATCGCCCACGGGTGCGCGCAACGGGTGATCATGCGCTCCGAAGACGGCTACACGGCCGCAACGCTAAAGGGTGCCGATCTGTATCGGTACGCCTTTGGCAACGCAGACACCCTGAAGCAAGCTGCCGAGCGTCGCACTGCCGAGCGCGCGATTGCGAACGCTCGGACGATCCAGCTTAAACAGGCCAGCGTAACAACCCACGCGGAGTGCACACATTGCACCAACGTGCGTCTCTGCAAGGCAGAACACGGATGTGCGGCATATCACGGCATCAACCTCTGGGGCTAACCTGTGACCAAGAAACGATTCAAAGCCTCGGACACCGTGGCATTCAACGTCGAAGCCGTTGAGGTGAATGGCGAGCACTTCATCTCGATTCGCAAGATGTACCAGACGCAGAAGGAACCTGGCGTGTGGAAGCCCGGGTTTCAGGGCATCACGCTTCCGCTGAAGGGCGTCAAGAAAATAGCCGACTACGCTGCGACGATTGCTGCTGATCCGGCCACGGAGTTCCTTCATATCGAGCCGAAACCCAAGGGCGAGAAGAAGGGTAAGAAATGACAGAGCAAACCGATCCGCAAAAACTACGGGCAGCACTGGAGCAGAAGGCGCTGGATTCAGAACAGCGTATGTCGTCCGCTCTGACGAGCGCCGCGTTTCAGCTTGTGCAGGCTTTAGCCAATCGGAGAGTTGACGGCATCAATCTCCGTATCGAGCGCGAGCGTCTAGATTTCGTGATGCGAACTCAGGCGGTGTGGACGCCCGCTGGAGCCTTTGGATATTTGAAGTATCAGATGGATGGTGCTTCATTCGTCATCCAGGCGATGACCTACGAGCGGGCAATCGATAGAGCGATGAGAGATGAAACAGACGGAAATCGAGATAGTAGCAGCCCATCGTATACGTGTACTCCGCAAGCTGCACGAGAATCCGACGCCCGAATTGAGAGCGGAGTTTCAGAAGCTTAATGAGCGTATCCTCGAACTCAGCCCACGGGTTCATCCAGATCAGTTGGTCGCACTAAATCGGACGCTGGGTGCGCTCAATCGTGCGCGCTCTGAGATGGATGAACTAGACAAATTAATAGCGAGCGTCACGCGTTCATTTTACTGACGCCCGCCGTTAAATCCTGGACGCTGAAGTAAATAGGTTGTGTAGGACATGCCTACTAACCCAAACTTCACACAGGACCAAAATGAATCTGGACACCTACACTCGCGTAGTTGGATCGACAGCCGCTGAATTTGCGGAACTGGAACTGAGCATTGACCAGCTATTTCCCTGGCAAATCCTCAAAATGAACCAGATGTACGAACTCCCGATGAACCGCTTTCCGACGCTGGACGGTCTGGGCGAAACTCCGGTTCAGCGCATGCAAGGTTTCATGAAGACCCTGCAGAAGGAAATGGAAGAGGGCAAGGAAGTTCTGGCGGCTCTGGTCTATCGCGAGTGGTTGCAGAAGGGCGTAGATGTCACGCAGGAAGGTCTGCTGCCCGGTCTCATGACCAAGCTCGAAATCACGGACGACAGCCGCGCGAAGAAGGTGATTGCATTCCTTCAGCAGTACACAGTTGAGGCGCAACTCGAAGAACTGAGCCGCCAGATTCTCGTGCAGCTTGCCGATTGGCTTGGTGACATGAGCGTGTTCAATCGTTCGGAAGCCCTGAAGTATGGCATTCCGCTCGAAGGCGTTCTGGCGTGCATCATGGGCTCGAACTTCACGAAGCTGGATGAGAACGGCCAGCCGATCAAGGACGAGAACGGCAAGTTCCTGAAGGGACCGAATTTCCTTCCGCCCGAGGATCACATCTACGCGACGCTGTTCGAGTCGGATGCTCTGCAACAGGAAGCCTACGACCTGTCGATGAAGGTGCGCGAGCAGCAGGCGATTGCCGTGCCTGTCCTGCTCAATCCGCTGGCCGCGATTGTCGAGCGTATCGAGGAAGTTGCGGAAGCTCAGGCCGTCGATGCTGAGGAAGACGACGAAGGCGAAGAACTGGAACACGATCATGAAGCTGAGCACGCGGCCACGGCCGGTGATTCAGTCTTCGGCGCAGAGTAACATGCCATGTTCGTTTTCTACGGTGACCGCGATCTACCGCCCGAATTCATCAGGGCGTGTGAGGGCTTGGTAACCATCGCAAACAATCAGGAGCTAACACCTGAACAACGCGAGCGGGCGCTAAAGGAAATACGACGCATTGCCCTCAACTTATGCCGTGAGCTTCAGCCGAACAATCTGCAACGAGAGGTGACTCCGCTGATCGGCGGCACGCTGTTCGATGATGTGTACTGGGTTCGAAAAGAGTGAAAACGGCTGGGGCCTAAAAATCCCGGCTTTTTCTTCATTCTGTTGTTGACGGTTTGTGCAAAGCATGTACAATAGGTTCTGTTGGATGTGGAACGAAACGAACCGGAGAACAACATGGCTCACATGTCGCAAGAGAAGAAGAAGGAAATTGCTGCTGAACTCAAGAAGGTTATCCCGGCTGGCTGGAAGTATAGCCTTGGTGTCGATAACCACAGCACGATTGTCCTGAACATCATGGCCGCTCCGGTCGATTTGATGAAGCTCGCCAAGGCCGCTGGTTACAGCAGCGTTTGCGGTGTCCAGGTCAATCCGCACTACATGGATAGGGACTTTGCTGGAACTGAAGTTGGTGAACTGTTCGCCAAGGTCCAAAAGGTTCTGTACGGCTGCGGCTACTACGACAATAGCGACATCATGATTGACCACCACGACACCGCGTACTACGTGAACGTCAACATCGGAAAGTGGAACAAGCCTTTCGTGTACGTCGCATAAAACAAGGGGCCTATGTGCCCCTGATCCCTTATCGAGGCACTGAGAAGACCATGACTCCAGAACGCATCCAACAACTCACGAACGACCCGACTACACCGGAGTTCGTTTTTGGCTCGCAGGAGCTTGACGCGTGGACTCTCAAACACCGCAACGTGCACACAGGCGAGTGCCATACTTTTTCCGGTTGGTACGTCGTGCGCCATCGTTCTCTGTTCAACCCGCCGACGCCTGATCACCGAGCCCTCTCTTGCTGGAACGTAGGGCAGCGCGTTCCGCTCTCTTACGACATCCCCGCTGCGCAATAAAAATTCGAAAGTCGCTAACGCGCCCGCGCCTGCGGCGCGTAAATCGGGGGCCCTCCGTGGCTCCTTTGTTTTATAGGTGAAGGCATGAGCAATGAAGAACTCGATCTGCTGCACGATGCAGTGCTTCTGCTAAAAACTGCGAATCAGCATTCTCATACCACGCTGTGGCAGGACGCAAATCGCGGGGTCTTGGCAAGGGCTCAGGCTATGAACCAGCTACCTCAGCCGGGAGCGCTGGGTGAACTGGTTCGCATGCGTCTTATCGCTCAAGAATTTCGGCAGCAGGGCTGTAAAGTCAGTTGACGTTTTGTGCATCGATCTGTACAATGGGTTCTGTTGGATGTGAAACGAACCAGGAGCTAGAAATGACCAAGATCGATCAGTTGGAAGCGCAAGTTCGCGAGACGTTCGCTTTGGGTCACGAGCGTGCGTATGTCGAAGCCGGTATCTACAAGTTCTACATGCCCAACACGATCTTGGCTTTACAGAAGCGCGGCTACAAGGTTGAAAGTCCGAAGGTTGGTGTTTATTACGTCTACCCGAAAGGTGCTTAAATGTCCGTGATCCAAGCCCAAGAAGAATTCATTGCTCAGGTCAACGCGTGTGTGCGGCCGGGTGACAGGCAACACCGAGTGAAACGCTCAGCTAACCGGAAGCTCGCTGACTATCTGAATGCGGTGGGCTACACCGCAGAACAGATCAGCCAAGCGCAGATCGACGCGTGGGACGTGGCAGAACTTGAGAATAGAGCGGACTGATCGATGGCTTCCGATGACGAAGAAATGATTTGCAGTATCTGCAGCAAGCCGATCCTGGATGGAGAAGGCCGGTACACCGCTGGCGAGCACAGGGGCATATTCCGGCACTGGGACTGCTACAAGCCCGATCTGGACAAAGTTGACCGGCTAATGAAGGAGTTGAAGGCCGACATCGACAGCCTAGGACCCGTAAAGAAACGCAGGAGCCCCTGCCGCCCCGGGGATGGACCCACGGCCAAGCGTCTCGGTCTGAAGATCGTGAAGGCTCTTAAACGCCAGCTTGACCTGGATGTGACCATCGATCATCTGGATTTCTGGGTTCAGCCTCCAACATACCGTGGTCCCCGATGGGACCTGGCAATATGGGGCTGCACGGTTGAGCACCCGGACATTGTGGGTGGCAGGCTCATGCTTCATTCGTGGGAGCCCATGACCAAACTCGCGAAGCAGGAGACGGTGACGTTATTCCCCGAAGGCGTTCTAACTTTCGACGTTGGCTAAGTTTTTGTTGACGGTTTGTGCGCGACATGTACAATGGGTTCTGTAGTGAGTGATCTGAAACGAAACGGGGAACGAAATGGACTACGCAGCTAACCTTGCTCTCTTCCTTCAAGAAAAGACCGGAACGATTTTCGGTGAATGGGATGGGCGGATGACCGCAGCAGAGCAGCGTGCGTTGTTCGGTCGCTTTCTCGGAAAGGGATTGCTCTGTATCAACGGTTTGACTGAAGTGGTGGAACACCATGTCAAGGTCTGTTTTGGAACGGACAGCGATTGCACCGCACGTGTCGCCTGGCGCGATCTGAAGTAAAAAGGATAAATGATGAGCAGCCTTCTTAAAACAGCAAGCTGGGTCATTCGCAACATCGAGACTCGTGAAGTCGTGATGGAGACGTTCAACGAAGACCTCGTGGCGAAATTGAACGTCGCGAAGTACGAAGCGGTGCCGATCCTCGAATATCTTCAAAGCCTCAACCGGAGCTAAAAACATGTTCGGAAAATCGATTTCGCGTCACGCCTACTCGCTGGATAAGCGAGATGCCAAGATGGCTGATGTCGTGGGTTGCTTAACCGCGCACGAATCTCGCGGAACCACGTGGAAATCACTCGGTTGACGCGCGAACTGAAACTTCCTGGTCAAAGTATTTGTTGACGTTCTGTGCATGACCTGTATAATGGGTCTTGTTGGATGTGACTCGAAACGAACCGGAGAACGAGATGGCTTTTATGGACCAAATCAAGAAGGCAAAGATCGCGGCGGCCCTCAAGAAGGTGATGCCTAACGACTGGAAGTACAGCCTGGCGGTTCGGCACCACAGCCGGATTGTGTTGACCATCAAGCAAGCTCCGGTTGATCTGATCGGTATCATCAACGCGAAGAACAAGGCGTACGCAGAGAAGTGGGGTGAGGATTTTCGGGAGTGCAGCGACTACGTACAGTTGAGCCCCTACCACCTCGAACGGAACTACGAGGGTGACGTGCTCAAGGTCCTCGAAGCTGCGAAGGCCGCACTGTACAGCGCTGACTACTACGACCACAGCGACGCGCAAACCGACTATTTCAACTGCGCGTACTACGTCGATATGAACATCGGCAAGTGGGACAAGCCGTTTGTGTGCAGCGCAAAGGCGAAGGGCGAACCGGATAACGGCAACAAGTTCGCCAGGTTCATGGAGCAGGTTCTCAGCCCGGTCGCGATGCTTGACGAATAAACAACGGGGCCTACAAGGGCCCCATTTTTTCGCTTCTGTGTTGACGTTTTGTGCTGCCTCTGTATAATAAATCCTGTAAACGCAAAAAGAACTGAGGACAACATCATGCCTAGCAGTAAATATGAATTGGACCCGTCCCTCACGTTCGAGCAGGCACAGGAAATCGCGGACAAGCTACAAGCGGCCTGGAGCGCTGCGGGCAACGCCCTGAGCGCTTTTGTCGATGCTCAGGGTCCACGTGGTCCCATGAATCTGACGCCGGATAGCGTACGGCTGATGCCCCAATATCGGACGCTTCAAAACGAACTCCAAAGTGCACGTGTTCGAGCGCAACGTTTCGGTGCGTTGTACACGCGGAAGTTCAAGAAGGAAATCCGCGATTCCGTGATGGCACGTCGGAAAGCGATGATGAAAGCGAACCAGGAAAACGAAAGTGAACAATCTTAACGGCGATGGCCCGGCGCAAACGAAAGACGCATGGCCCATGCTGAAGCCGCTGCACTTGGAGGCTCTTATGTTTGCGTACAACGAGGGCTACTCAAAAGCGTTCGATGGGCGAGTGTTCCCGAACCCGTTTGCGGAGTCTGGTTCGCAGGCTGAAGCATGGGCTCTTGGCACACGTGACGGCACAGAGGCGCGCAATAAGTCGCAGGCTCAGGCAGACATGCTTCCCGAACTGCGATTGTGTGCGTTTGCTCTGGCGACATCAGTTACGAGCAACAAGCATGCGACTACGGCCATGAAAAAGCTGGCTGACTCCATGCTGAAACTTTTGAACAAGTGAGAGGAAATTATGGGCGTTCGGACAACAGCGGATGAGAAAGTTGAATCGGCACTCGAAAGCATCAACAACGCGATCCAGTCCCTGTCTGACATCGTGGTCAACCAGTGTTGGGGTCACGATTCGTGGAACGTAGAGTACCGCGCAAAACTGGAAGAGTCGTTCCTGTCGCTGATGGAAATTCGAAAAAAGCTTGAGGGTTGTTGACGTTTTGTGCGGCGCTCTGTACAATCGTTTCTGTGGTGATTCGAGACAGCCAGGAGAACGAAATGTTGGCACTTAGCGCGTGTGAATACCGGAAGGCTTCCAAGACTCTCGTTGTTTCTTCCGCACTAGTTGGTCCCGGTTTTCCTCGTAGGATCGAAGTGCAGAGCCACTACACTGGCGCGGTAATCGAGTTCGAAGTTGATGTTGAAGCCGGTATCGCTGCTGAATTCTGGGATGGTGAGATGTGCGAGTATGTTCCGGTCGAACCGGTACCCAACGTCGTCAAGCTCGTTGTCTCCAACTTCTGCTGAGAAAAATCATGTACCTCGTTCAAGTGACCTATTGGGAAACGGTGAATGGGACTCGTGCTTGGGTGAACGAGCACGAACTTCAGGTTGTGGATCAACAGCAGTTGGATGTCGAAATCGACGTAGAGAACGTTAGTCTTCGGATGAAGAACGCGGGCTACGATGAGGTTGTGATTTCGTGCGCCGGTCTGGACTTTTTCCGAACACTCAAATAACAGAACATGACCATTTTTAAAGATTTCGCCGTGCTCGCTGATTTGAAAAAGCAGTATGAAGATCAGCAGGCACGAATCGACGCGTTGGTTGATGCGCAGGAGCAATTGAGCCTCCGCATTCGTAGGGCTTCGCGGGTTAAAGAAGTAACGAAAGATGGGATAGCCCTGGACACGACCGTAGCTTTTCTGAAACGCGAGGGCGGTTACGCATCCACGGTTCCGCTGCACGACGAAGACGGACGCCGGACCGTTGACGTTTACCAGAAGCGGGGCGCACACCATAAAGGGTGGGCAGTTAAGGTCAACTCGTTCGGGGGCTTCAAAGAGGAATTCTACGGAGGTAAAGTTTTAGGTTTGGACGCAGCGTGGAGTAAATCGAAGGCCGCGCGTGTAGCTATTGCTTGGCTAACGTTTGGAAAAATCCTGGAGGATCAAGCGAATGACGTTGCAACAACCTAAAGACAAGCCCCATAAAGTCTTCGAGAAAATACGTTTGTCAAAAGCATTGTCGTCTATTCAGCTACGCGCTGAGCGGGCACTAGCCCGGTATCAGGATGACGGTATCGACCTGAGCCCCACGGATATGGTGCTTCTGAAACAGATTATCCATGCGGATGATCTGGATGAAGTGCATCTGATCTGCGCTGAGCGCTTGGGTCACGACGACGAAGCGAAGAAGCTCCGCACGTGTATTTCAGGTAAGGCTGAGCGTGGGGACGGAAGGGCGATAGGTATCGTCCTGTAGTCCAAGCGTTCAATTTCATGATTGAAAATCTAACAGGGTATTCAACCAGAATCTGAACCGTTCAGGTGTCTGGGTTTGTGAACTTCAGGATGAGTAAATCATGAAACTTAATGCAGCGTCACGCTTGACCGCTAACTGGTGGGACAATCTCGGACCGGATGGTCAGGCCCAATACCTCAAGGACCACCCGAACTCGGAGAAAGCCAAGGAAGCCCGCCAGCAACAGCAGAAGACTGGCGAGAAGCCAAAGGCTGAAGAGAAGCCGAAAAAGGAAGAGCCACAGAAGCAAACTCCGAAGGCTGACGACGAGCCGGACGCAGAAGGGAAAAAACAGAAGCCGGAACCGGAGCAGAAAAAGCCGGAACCAAAGGCTGACGATTCCGAGCAGAAGCAACCGGAACCAAAGGCTGACGAACCGGCCGCACAGGAGCCGAAAGCCGCACCCGGGATCGATGAGAAGCCGAAGCAAAAACCGCTCGCTCCTGGCCGCCCGTTGGCAGACTTTGCGAAAGAACGCGACGATCCGACCTTCACTGCGGAGAAGCTGTTCGCAAAGCTGAAGCCTGAGGATGCTCAGGAAATCAAGGACAAGACGCAACAGGCGATGCGCCTGCCGCCGTCCGACAAGGAATACATCAAGAACGGCGAGTACACTCCGGAACGCAAACGGCTGCACCAGGAGATTACCCGCAAGATTCTCACACCGGACCGCATCAAGGCCGCGACGCCAAAGCCTGGCGAGAACCCGACGTTCATCGTGCTCGGTGGGCGTGGTGGTTCTGGCAAATCTTCGTTCACGCATAACGAGGAAACCGGCGCACCTGCGACAGTCAGCGAGTTCGATTCGTCCAAGTTCCTGACGCTGGACGCGGATGCGATCAAGCAGATGCTGTATCCGCCGTATGAAGGCTGGAACGCGAACCAGGTGCACGAAGAATCGTCCGAACTGTTCGATCAGATCATGAAGACGGCGCAAGGCATGGGTCTTAACATCATCTCGGATGCGACGCTCAAGTCAGACAAGATGGGCTCGCAGTTGGAAGAACTCGCAGCGAAGGGTTACGACATCGAGGGGCACTACATGTACCTGCCGCGTCAGAAAGCGGCTGAGCGCGCCTGCGGACGCTACCTGAAGGATGGCCCGGGTAACCGGGGCCGTCTGGTGCCGCCTGAGGTTATCTTGGGCAACGTCAACAACGAAGCGAACTTCGACAAGCTGAAGAAATATTTCAAGCGCTGGTCGGCCTACAACAACGATGTGGCTCGTGGCGAAAATCCGCAGTTGATTGACCATTCCGATTTGAATCCGAAGAAGACTGATGCACGAGTCGTCAAATCGTCATATAATCGAAGCGTCGTAAAGGCACACCAGCTTCTTTTTGGTGGCCTGCGTAGGCTTTTGCTGGCAGATAACGAGGGGGCCGATATGGGCACTCAGGAACAAGAACAACCGCAATATACCGCCGACTCGTGGGAAAACGACCCGTATCTCACGAACAATCCTGAACGTGAAGCGCGGGTGAAGCGTGACACGTACCCGATGATGAAGGCGCTTGGTATCCGGACCTCGCAAGTCAAGGACCCGCAGACGAAAGCCGAGTACATCGCCTATCTCAAGGGCGAACAGGGTGCTAAGGACGAACAGAGCGAGTGATCTATGACCTTCATCCAGCGTCTACTGGCAACAGCAGACGGGGAAGAGGATCAGGGGCCACTGGCTGACACTGAATATTGGGCAAAACGCGGCGCAGGTTGTGTGCTAATGGCACAGTCTACGCTGCGTTTTCTTTTGCCCATGCGTTCCGCACAGGTTTCCGAACCCCACACCTACGGCACGTGGGGTGGCGGAATCGACGGATCAGAAAGTCCCGGGGCATCCGTTCGTCGCGAGCTACGCGAAGAAGCCGGTTATGTCGGTGGTTCCTCCCTTTACCCGTTGCTCGTCTATCACGATCTTGATCAAGGTCGCGTCTATCACAATTTCCTCGCCGTCGTCCCTGAAGAGTTCGAGCCCGTTCTGAACTGGGAGACGGAACACGCAATATGGGTGCCATTTGACGAATTCCCTCAACCTCTGCATCCGGGGTTGGAGTCCTTGCTGAAAGACCCGTATTCAATACGAACGATCAATTCGCATATGGAGCGGGCTTATCATGTATAGGATACATTGGCAGTGGGTTGTAATTAATGGCGCAGTATCAACCGCCGATATGTTCGTCACGGTATTTTCGCTCATTGTCATCTCACAATGCATTCCGTGTTTTGCGATTCAGCTTGTTTCGTCGCTGTTTATCCGACAGCCCTACGAACACTGCCTGAGAGCTAAACGCCGGTCCCGTTATATCCAAAGGGTGGCGACATGAATGCAGCGCACAGACTTTTAGCTACCGCCATTCATCCGGAAGTTCAGCATATGGTGGATACAACGCTCAAGATGCTAAAGCGGAAGTTTCCGAAAGTCCCCAAAAAGCTGAAGGTTGTTTTTGAAAGGCGGGTGGGCGCTACGTTTGATCCGTGGGACTGGGAACTCAAGATGTCTGACTACGGGCTCGATCAGCCGCTGCACGTGGTGGATAAAGAGGAAGATCAGGCTCAAGGCCCCGGAACCCTCCAGTACGGTCTGGAGGGCACCCTAATCCACGAATTCGGGCACGCGGTCAACGCAACGATCATCAAGCTCCACAGGCAGGACGATGACGCTCTGGGCGCATGGCAGCAGACGAAGCATGAATTGGAGCAAAAGCTAGGACACCCATCGGCCTACGCGAAGAAAAACAATAGCGAGTGGTTTGCTGAACAGTTCCTGTACGAGATGAAGGGCCACGGGCATGCGCTGCTCGATGCAATCCAAGAGTGGAGCAAATAATGAAGATACACGCAGCGCAACGATTGCTCGGCTCCGCGTGGCAGGGGCACTTCAAGCTGGAGCTACCGGACGCCGTACGCGAAGAAATCCACGACATCATGAACAAGCTGTCCGCAGATTTCCCCACGCTGGCACATATCAACATCGAAGCTGGCGATCCGGAGTGGATGGAGAATATTCTCGCAACGAAGAGTCTGACGGCGCTGTACCTGAACGCTCATTATTTTCAGGACCCCGAAAAGCTGCGTGTGCATTTCGAGAACTGGAAGGGTTTGCAGGTTGAACCAACGCTGACGGGCACGATTATCCACGAGTGCGGACACATTCTGGCCAATCAGGTGCTGCAAAAAGCGGGCGCGCGTAAATTCAATAACGTACTAAAGAAACACCTGAGTGATCTTAACGGCATCTGGAATTATGAGAGTCCCTCGTCCTACGGCCAGGAGAACACCTCAGAATTTCTCGCTGAAGCGTTCGTTGCACATTATCTCGGCAAACACGCGTGGGACCCGATAGGTGAGTTCGGAACAATGTCTATGGCAACCAGCAATGCAGTCTGGACAGCCATGCGCAAACTTTTGAAATAGGAGATTAGCTTGACTACAGGAATCAATGCGGCGCATCGTCTAATCGCAGCCTCTGCTGAAGATGCGCTACGCGAAGCAATCAACAACGCACCCAACCAGCACATCGGCAAGCCGTTCCCTGTCGTCACTCACTTCAACGGCGTGACGGTCCCCTTTATGGCCTACATCACGCGTATCGCTAACTCTGCGGAGCAGATGCGCGGGTCTTTCACCAAGGTCACTCTGACAACGGTGAAATGGGGCTTGCTGATCAAGGGTCTTCCAAAGTGCTGGATTGCGGCGCACTACATACTGGATCAAAAGAACCGGCTGAAGGAAAGCGGCTTACCGTCGCGTATCGAAGACCACGAAGCCGAAAAATTCTTCCGCGACTGCGGTATTCCGGTTCCTCCCCATCTCCAGTAAATAAAAAGTAGGTACACAAAAACTGGGGTGGCAGAGTGGCAAAGCAGGCTGATGAAGATCGCATGGCTATGGACATCGCGTATCTGGCGGCTGAACGGTCTCATGATCCTAAGCATGGAGTCGGGTGTGCAATTGTGACACCCGACCACATGATTACGCTGGGCTGGAACGGGATGCCTCAAGGTATGGACAACCAGATGCGCGAGCCGCGTCTCGTGCGAACCGCTTGTGGCTGTCTGCATTTCCAGGACAAGACCAAGCCGGAAGTCATGCATGCCGAGTTCAACGCGCTATCGAAGTTCGTCGGATCGACAGCTTCCACAGAAAACGCAAAACTCTACACGACGTTGAGCCCGTGTCTCCCGTGCGCGATATTCGCACATCGAGCCAAGATCGAACGCGTGATCTACGACCAGGTGTACCTGGACGGGGCAGGAATTGAATTTCTGCTTGAACGGGGAATAGTAGTCACGAGGATTTGATCAATGGGTGGGTATGTATTTGACGGGATAGGTTCAGCAGCGAGAGAAGCACAACGACTCGAAGCGTGGGCAGCGGTTAGAGAGGGGCTCCACGGCATCAACGGACAGTGGTTGACCAACTACCATGAGCAGTCGGTGACGTTCAGGCACAGGAGGCGAGGGCACAACGTAAGGGTAACGCTAGCTGGCGAGGTCTACACTGACCTGAAGTTGCGCGCAGGAGCGTACAAATCGAACGTTCACAAGTCTGATCTGAAGTCGGCGCTGATCTACACCAGGCAATTTCTCGAAGAGCACGTATGAACGAAGCCCGCCATAGAGCGGGCTTTTTCATTTCAATTTCATAGCATCGACTACAAATTAGTGAGGTGCCACAGTGCCCTACGTTGATCGCTCAAATTCCAGAATAATGCCTGCAAACTCGCGCACCGCCGACGTTGCAGAAAAGGCGATCCAGGAAATTATCCCGGTGCAGCAGCGTCGTTACTACGATAGCTTTCGCGTGCAAGGCATACAGTGCATCCATTATTCGCGACTCACCTCCGGACGCAAGTGCAACTGTCAATCTTCGGCAAAACAGTTGAATGGCCTGCTCGATAGAAGCGGTAAGGCGAGCACCGGAACCATCAACCAGTTGTTGACCGGCAACCTCGAATTCAACGTCACTCCGTACAACTTCGATCAGAAGAGGCTCCCCGGAGTAACGAGCGCCCAGACTTCTCCGCAGGCACCAGCAAACAAGAATCAGGGGGTGTTCGACATCGCGACTGCGTCCGACGATATCCCGTTTGCTGACCTGATCAAAGGGACGCACGGCATGGGCGACAACGGTCCAGTCGAAAACACGACGATTGATGAACTCGTGGGTGACTGGGACCCTTCGATCATGGGCTTCTCCGACGTTGCGTGCCCGATCTGTTTCGGTACCGGCTTCGTATCCGGTTTCTCACCGTTTCACGGTCACCGTCAGGTGCTGGCCGTGCCCGACGTTCAGTTGCTGGCTGGCTCCGACATCGACACGCTCAAGCGCCCATTCACAGCACAGACACCCGGCTTCAACGTCGTCGTGATACTGCCCGCTGGAGCCATTGGAATTGACGTGTTCCGCGTCTGGAATATGGCGAATCCAGTGAACAATGTGCAGATGTCGGTTGACGGTACGCCTCTCACTTCAGAGGCACAGTTGATGCAGTACTGCAACGGCAAACCACATCTGTTGCGCTTCACGGGGCCGAACGGTCAACCGTTCGAATTCACGCACCTCGAAATACAGTTCCAGTTGACTACAGAATCTGTGTACTTTGAATTCCCCAAGCGCTCAACTTCGAACAATACGGACCTTCTTGAACAGATGGAGCCGTTCAACATCATCGTTTCACCCAATCTCCCAACTCTCGAATCGATGGACATCATCGTTGAGCAGCAGCTAGGAAAAATTCTGGTTGTTCAGAACACGAACCCTTGGCGTTCGCGTCAGCGAAACGTGCTGGGATGGGAAGCACAGGTGCGAGTGATCCAGCCCATGGAACTGTTCCGTATCTTGCCGATGCGTGGGCGGGTGATGAACAAAGACGCGACCACTAGGATGGTGCGGCCGAACTCTACAGGACCGCGCGTCACTTAAGGACGATATATGGAAGCAGCAAAAAGACTGGCAGCATCGGAAAAATCATGTTCGATGGAACTACCGCGTTTCCGCTACATGGACGACGTGACGCGGTATCTGTCGAACATGCGCTCAGATATCGAAGACTCTGAGAATCTAATCAGGGTTACACAGAAGGCGCTGGCGTCGCTCACCAAAGCAAAGATCGAAGCACAAAAGATCGACCAGGAAATCAAGAAGAAAGTCGTGCCGTCCGTGTCAAAGCTCCAGTCACAGTATGGCCTGATTGAAGACCTCTACGAGAAGCACCGGACACTGGAATCCGTCGAGTCGCAGATCACGCTGCAGTTTCCCGTGCGCAAGGGCGAGGTCTACGAGCGGACAACTGCGACGCTGCGTGAACTGAAGAAGAAAGTGGAAACACAGTTGCGGACGGTTCTAGATTTCCTTCGCGACATCTCGAACAAGCACGAGCCCAAGTCTTTCGCGAAATATCGACAGGCGGTGATTCAGGAAATTCAGGAGCGGCTGGAATTCCGCGACTCCGAGCAGTATCTGTATGTGTCCACTGCCGACTCTGACCTGATTTTCACCTCGTACTTCCTGTTGAATGACGTGCTGACAGAGGACAAGCGGAAGGTTCCGAACCTGTACGTATCTATTCAGTGGGTGGTTGGTACAGGCGTCTTCACGCATCTGTCCAACGAGTTCGAACTCCCCGAAAGTCTGACGCACGAGCCGGGTACCGAGTGCAAGACGATGGCGGAGACGGTCACCTCGCTTTCGAACCTACTCAGCGCAGAGGGCTTCTTCAATAAACAAGGTAAATGATATGTACGCGAAATTAGACAGGCGTCAGGGGCAATTCCACAGCGTGGAGCTAAAGCTTGTGTCGAAACAGGGAAAGACGCTGAAGAACTGGTGCAAGCCTGAAGAAATGAACACGTATCTCAGAGAGAACGGCTTCAGGAATGGCCCTGGCGGCACGCTCGAAACAGACAAAGAGTTGCAGAAGAACGGAACGTTCGCAGACGCCCAGCACCTCGCTACAGACGGAGACTTGCCGATTGGCGACTTGGACATGAAGACGGGAGGTGGCGTGAATAACTACGCTATGCCTTCGATCCCGGTTCAAGGCGCGACAGAGCGGCTGCTCGCAACCAAAGAATGGCCTTTCCCTGAGAAGGATGAATGATTATGGCGGCACCCTTTCTGTTTTTCAAAGAAGTCCTACCAGACCTGTCGTATCAGGTAGACATCACGCAGTACATCAACCAAGCCGAAACGATTACGTCAATCGTAGCCTCTGCGCCGCTCCCCACATCGTCCGCACCCCTGGCCGTCACGATCACCTCAGGACTCAGTCCCGTGATCCGGATGACAGCCTCTGGCGGCAATGAAGCTGTGAGCTACGGCTACACACTGACGGTCACGACGACAGCACAGGTGCTTCTGTTCACGGTCGCAATCACCGTACAGGACCCGTCCTTTGTTCCGTACATCACTTCGAACCCAAGCGCCTTCCAAGACCTCGTTGACGAGATTCAAGCGGGCGACGCGGCAATCGCTTCATCCGTTTTCGCGTTTCCTGCCGGTATCGATCCCTCAGGCGGTTTCGTCACCTGGGAGCTTCTGGCGAGTGACGGCACAGTGTATTCAGCCGGTAACGCGTTCGAGTACAAGATCATCCAGAATGGTCTGTCGAACACGGTGATTTCGCGCTGCGTTATCTCGGTTCCGTCCACGGTCCCGCCGTCGCTGGACGGCCAGAAATACCAACTTCGATACACACTGGCTCTGCCTCAGGACTCAGGAACCCCACAAGACCCGACGACCGGCGCGCTGTCACAGAACACGTTCTTCCAGTTCGAAAATATCCGCGTCGTATCGCTTACGAACGTTCCGCTCGGTACTCAGCCATCTGTGGAGCTTCAGGGCGTCAACGCAACTGTTTCGCTGGTCACAGATAAGCCCTACGACAACGTCACGGTTGAAATATGGGCGGGTACTTCGCAGGTAGCTCCCGCGTCGGTGATTCAGGAATTCGAGCGCACGGCGACTGGTTTCTGCTTTTCTGGCGTGATCAACACGTCACAGTTCCAAGTATCGCTGGTTCCGTATCAGGTGATCTGGAAATACTGGGCGTCGAATAATCCCGGTGTCGTGTACCAAGAATCGGCCGATCTGTTTGTGATCAACCCTTCGATCATGAACGCGATCAACAACGTCAAGGACAAGATCAACAAGGCGCGCACAACGCTCTACGGTCATCCTGATCTGTTGTATCCGAACGCCGTGATCATGACTTGGCTGCGCCGTGGAGCAGACGCGTTTAACGCTGCATACGGTCAGTTCACTAGCTTCACCATGACCGACGCGCTGGGCCCGATCCGCGAATTCTGGCTGCTCGAAGCCGAACTGTCAGCCATCCGAGCGCAATACCTGGCTGAGGGTGAGAAAGCATTCGACTTCCAAGGCGGTGCAATCTCACTCGAAGTGGATCGTACGCAGTATCTCGATACTGCTGCGCAGGCGATAGAAAACGTACTCGATCAACAACTGAAGCTGATCAAGCAAAACCTGATCATCAAAGGCAACACGTCCGGAACAGGCGCGTCTGGAGCGAACGCTGGTGCCCTTCAACCGGGTGCTATCGGGGCCGTTGGAATCACCATCACTCCCGCAAGCATGTTCGGACGTTTCTCCCCAGCGTATGGACTAAGTGGGCCGCGCAATTTGTAAAGGATAACCAGATGCTCAATGTCTTACCTGATCTTCGTTATCTGGCAGCTAACGGGATGGACCTGGTACTGATGGTTATGGTAGCTGCGTCCGTCGCTATCTTGCTCAAAATCCAGAGAACGAAGGATGACTACGATCTACGCTCCGTCATATCTGACGAGAACGGACAACCCTCAATCCACAAGATCGGACAACTGATCGCGCTAATGCTGTCTACGTGGATGCTGGTGTATCTGGCACTCCACAACCAGATGACAGAAGGCTACTTCGGTACGTACATGGGAATCTGGGCAGCGGCTCAGGCAGCAGATAGATGGCTGGGTCGTGGTGGAGATAAGCCGGAAGGCGACAGACCCCCGGAGCGGTAATTTGAGGTAGTAACTCAACCAAAAGGAATCGATCATGACGATTAACTACGTGCAGTTGAAAGAAGCTATGGCCGCAGCAGGACTTCCTGTTTCGCAGGGTGCCACGTGGCTGGGCTCGGATGATGGTTTGTACATTCAGCAGTACGTTCCGGGGGTCGCCTACGCAGCAGGTGTGCGCCCTGACCGTTCGAACGCACATTACGGTCTGGCGTACGCTGGGGCTATGCCTGCTGCCCTCTCTGCTGCTGTTACCGGCGCTCAGTACAGCGCAACGCTCGCAGGTTCTCCGCTGACCGGTGTGCACTCATCAGCCCCGGTTACCTGGACGCTGACTGAAGCACACAAACCGGCCGGTGCAACCGTGTCGTATCTGTGGGCGCTGGGTGACGGCACGAACCAGACCACCTCAGTCCCGTCCGTCACCCGCACTTACACGGCTGCTGGCTCGTTCACCGCGACGTGCACTCCGACCATCAACGGAATTCCGCAGACCCTCGTGACGGCTGCGGCACCGGCAGTTCTGACGTAAGGGGTAGCACATGTGGCAGCGCCGTGTGCGGACCGGACGTAGGAACTCGCACGGCGTTGCTCCCATCCGTCGCGAGAATTACTCAACTGTGAACGGCTTTACGCAGAAAGACGGGTGGTGGGAAGTACGTAAGAAGGTCGAGAAGAGGTCAGGTGGGAAGTGTGAAGCGTTGATCGCGGGTGTGCGATGCGGCGCGAAAGGCACCGACGTTCACCACATCATCCCCCTATCAAAGGGAGGGACGAACAGCCTTTCAAATCTGCTCATGATCTGTCTCTCCTGCCACGAAAAGCGCCACCGTCATCTGTTCAGGGCTGGTTACAGTAAATAAAAGGTAAGAGGTAGTTATGGAAAACGAACAGCAGTTGCAGCAACTGATTACGCTGTTTCTCGAAATCAATCCGAACCCGTCAGATCAGCAATTCCACATGCTGGCTGACAGCATCGGCGTGGATCACGAAGCACTTGAAGCAGTGTCGTACGCGATGCTTGCCAAGGATGGTCCGCAACAATCTGTTATGTCGGGAACCGAAGACCTGTCGGAATCGCAAAAGGTTCTGGACGGTGACTACGATCCGAACGTCACGTCGCCCGATGATCTGCTGTTGAACGACGGCGCACCCGAAGGCACGTCGAACATTCAGGAACTGCAAGACGACCTGTACGACGATGGCGTGGCGGCCGACGACATTGGGCTAGGCGTATCCAGCGATAAGGATGCAATGGTTTCTGATGGCGCACCTGCCGTCCAGTTGAAAGCACACTCACGACTCATGGGTGGCTAAATGGCCGATCCGTTTCTGTCGAATCTGGGGATTGACTCGCTGAAGCAGGCGAGACCCCCAACGGGTTCTGCGTTTCCGCTGGCGTTCAATCAGAACAACTCGTACATCTGGCAAGAGGCGGTTCAGCTAATCACTTCGTCAGGGGACGCCGCCACTGACTGGGTACTCGCTATCCGAAAGTACGTGGATATCTGCGAACAACGCGATCTGTTTCCTTTTCAAAATGTCCAGGCCAACCGCAACGACTCGATTGCAGATTACCTGCGCGAGCGACGCACCGCGTTCGTTCAGTTCTGTGAGGCTGTCGAGTTCTTCACAGACATGAAGGTACGGGACACGCAGCGAAAGGTAACGATGACGGACTCTGGTTTCATGCTCCGTGGCGAAGCCAAGGTTCGGGTGGAGGACCCTTCCTTCGACCAATGGCTACAGCAGAAACCGGCAATGCAGTCGGTAAATGACCGGTTCTCTCGCTCCCTGATGTCTGGGATCGACGTATTTGCAGAGCGCGGTGAGTCTGATGTCTGGACCCTTGGGTACGAGATTGCGTGTCCGATGTATCCGGAAGTTCCAGATAGCCCGCTGCCGTCCCGCGCCACGTTGGAAAACTTTGTCCTGTCCGTTTTGTGGATGCCTGTTTTGCGGTGCATGCGTCCATCTAATCTTGCTCACCGTTTGATCTAGGAGAAATGATGGACTACGTTTCAATCATCGGGGATGTGCTTCATGTTGTGATCGCCGCGCCTCTGTTGGGTGTCGGCATCGTGATCGGTGCTATCGGCTACCGCTACCTGCTGAAGAACGAGCCTTCGCTGCTCAACAGTCTTGTGTCGGCGGCCTACACGGACCTTCAAGCCGCGCTGAAGGCTCTGGAGGCGAAAGCTGGAGCCGCAGTGATGCCTACCCCAGCGACGACCACGGAAACGGCACCAACGAGCGCTACGCCAGCCGCCGTAGTAACCACAGCCGTGGATGCTGCCGCTGCTGTAACCACCACAGCAGCAACACAAGCAACAGACGCTAGTAAATAAAAAGTGAGAAAGCAAATCTGTTGCTAAATTTTCACCCGGCACCTAAAAAGTGCCGGGTTTTCGTCGTTCCTTAAAAGACCATGAAACTGCGCCCCTCTACAAATCTGATCGTCCCGCAGCATCTCGCCCTTCCGCGCGCTCAACTAAAAACGGGGTTTTTCCATGTGTACGGCGCGCACTATACGGGCTCCCCGGTCATGTACATGACGAAGCTGTGGGCGTCGCTGTTCTTTCCGTCCCTAACGCTGAATCCCAAGTTCGGACAGTCACGCAACCGGGCGAAGATTGGAGATGCGCTGCGCAGGCTCACGCGTCCGTCCTACCTCAAAGTCAAAATCGAGCGCCAGTTCAAGGACCCGCACATCATTGCGTCGGTTCCGGTCTTTTCGTGCTCTGCAAACAACGCAGGCGGCGCATTCTCTTTCCTTTACGATCACTTCGTACGCCCACCGCGCACGAACGACGCGTACATGCCAACGGCCGAACAGGAAGCAGAAATTCAGGGACTCAGGGCGTATTTCACGGACGAGTCACAGGAGGCTCAGGAGATTGTCTTTTCTCCGCTTCAGGTGCTGCACTCGCTTCGACATCTGACTCAGAACGAGCAGGGGATGCTCCGCCAGTCTCTGCAATCAGTGCGAATCGTCCGGAAGAAGGGGCTTGCGGTTTTCTTCGTTGACTTCAAAATCACGAGAGCCGAAGCGCAGCAACTCACCACAACCGAATGGCACCAGCTTCGCGAAATCGACATCTATCCGTTGCTCCTGCAATGGACGATGACTAGTTTCGGTGAGCGTGAACCAGCGCCGCTGGCATCGTTCCCGATTTCGAAGATTGCACTGTCGTTGCCTGCGTCTCACGTCGAATCGGCGCGCGTCAATGAGCATGGGCTGTCGATTGGGCCCAACGGCAAACCGTACTACCTGCCGCGATCAATTGATCGTCAGCATACCGTTCAATACGAGGATGCATACACGCAGGCCGGTATGCGTCCGGATGGATCGTATGCGCTGACAGACATTCACGAAGGGGCAGAAGCTCACGCGGCCGGTACCGAAATCAAGGTGAAGCTTCCGAAGTCGGTGCCGGTCCTGATCGACTGGGTGAACAACAAATATTCGTACACGGATACGAACGGGCTGCTCCACGTGATGGACCTGATGCGTTTCCGGAAGGCTGAGATTCCGCACGTCCGCATCTTGCTCGCAGAGCACTACATCACCGAAGAGCGTTTGGAGCTATTCCTGAAGCTGGGGAAAGCTGCGGGCGTCAAGGACATGGAGTTCATGCCAACAAGCGACGATCTGGAACGCGCGCCGTACACGATTCGTCACGAGTTGATGCGTGCGGCCACGCCTAAGCGGTGGTTTGATGTTGCGCTGCTCGGCTGGCAGATCGATAAGGACCGCGAGGACTTGCCGTTCCGGGAAGTGTCAGCTACCGCTTACCCGCCGTTCCGGCCGCTGGCTGAGTTTCTCAAGCTGATCTGCAAAGAAGTGTTGGCGAACCTAGCTGCGGTGTATCGTGAATATTCGGTGCGAACGGTCATGGAGAATCTGTCGTGGCTCGTGATGATGGCTGAATACAACGAGCGCTTTGACCAGATACAGGCTGAGGACTTGCTCATTCGCAAACCCGCAATCGAGCAGGGAGTACTTACGGATTGGTCACTTCCGGAGTGCCCGCTGATCAACCGTTCGCTTGACATCGGTCTGATTCCCCATCAGGTGAAGGTCAGGAACCTGCTACGCGAATCGCCGCTGTTTGCGTTGATTCCGGTGCAGGCGGGCGGAGGTAAGACTCTGTTGCTGCTGACTGACATCCTGTACGAAATCCAGCGCGGAAATCCGGGGCCTTTCCTCATCATGTGCCCGGGGCATCTGGTTTCGAACTACGTGAACGAAGTGCTGTATTTCACGGGCGGGCGTATGAACGTGATGCCCGTCACGTCTGCGGTAATTCGTGAGCATGGTGTCGAGCGCCTACAGGAAATGATGGAGGCGCTGCCCATTAATTCGCTGGTCGTCGTGGACTACGACACGTTGAAATACCGGCAGCAAACAATCTGCTACGGAACGACACCTGTCGCTTTGTATCCAGTGATCGATTTCCTGCGTCAGTTCAGTTTCGCGTACGCCGGACTTGACGAGAGTCACCGCGTGAAGCGGGATACGGCACGAACCAAGGCCGCGATGTGCCTGATCACGGATATTCCGAAACTGCGTCTGGCGTCAGGCACGATGGCCCATGATTCCCCGTCAGATATCGCGATGCAGGTTGCTTCGATGGACCCGACATTGTTCGGCACGCGCGAGGAATTCAACCGTAAGTACGGATCGTATGTATCGGGTGGTCGGGTCATGCACTGGAGAGAGGGCGCACAGGAACAGATCAGACACAAAATCAATTCGCGGATCGTCGTGGCTGGAGCCATGCGCAAGGAATGGGCTGCATTCCTGCCGACCAAACGCGAATGGATCGGCGGTGTCGAACTCAAAACTAACCAGCAGCTAGTGTACGACTCGATTCTTGAAGAGACGTTGGAAAAAATCCAGGAGGATGCGAAGGAGAACAAGGAACTCGCGAAGTTCCTGAAGCCCCAAACGAGCATTGTGCCGAGCCAGAACGATCCAGAAGCGGACGACGATGATCCGCTGGACGAAGACGCCGGGTCGGACCTCGCGTCGCTTCTACGGCCGTATTTGGCCCGTCTGGAGCGATTCTTGTTGGCACCGGGCAAAGACGAGCTTGGGGCGAAGCTGCTGGAAGGCAATGATCTGGTTTCACCGAAGGCTAAAGCTGTAATCGAGCGCCTCAAGCTGCACATGTTCGGCGGGAAGGTCCGGGATTCAGAAGGGGTGGAGCAGGAAGTTGGTCCGACACCTGGAAAGGTCCTGATCTTCACGAACTACATTATCTCGGCTGAAGCGATTTGGGAGCTAGCCGGTCCGGAGCTTCAGAAGTGCGGGATTCTGTACAAGGCCGAAGACAAGTCCGAGTGCGTTGCACGCTTCGAGAAGCTCGATTCGCTGCAATGGATGGTCGGTGTCGAGCAGTCGATGAACGAAGGTTTGAATTTCCAGTTCGTGAGTCGGACGATTCGACCTGAGGCTGTGTGGAATCCGGGGACTCTCGAACAGGGTAACTCCCGGACCGGGCGTCCTCAGTTGAAGACGGTCGATCAGCGTACGTCCGTCTACTACGATTCGCTCGTGATAAACCGGACAATCGACATAACGAAGACTGCACGACTCATCTCGAAAATCATTTCCGTGGCGAAGTTCGAGAACTCGGAGAATCCGGAATTCAGCACCATACCGGACGTTCCGATCATCAAGATGTCGCTTGATGCAATCCAGATGTTCAACACGTGGGAGTACATTGACGATGCACATCCGGGACTAGCGTCGTACGCTGCTGCGCTGTCGAAGTATGAACAGGTGCGGAATAGGGACTATGAAGCGTATCTGTCGAAGTATGTATCGAAGTACGGCAATCGCCCAGTTCGTACAGCAATCCCAATTGCAGACGATCCTGAGGGTTCGGCGTTCATGGGGTCACTGCCGTATGTACCCGGCTCAGACATCCCGATGAAGGAGCGAATTCGCGCCGTACGCGTTGATGATTACCTCAACCAGATCGAAGAAGAGTTGTCTGACTCGGACGAGGAAGAATCGGAGGGTTCGCTACAGCGCAAGATCGAGTATCTCAAGACACGACGAGTGCACACGTCATTTGGCGAAGGTCAGGTGCGGCGCTGCGGCCCGAACTCGAAGCACGTTCTCGTGCAGCTTGATTCGGATTACTCCGTGGCCGTCCGAAAGTCTGCGTGTTTTATGCTTCAGGGAAAGACTCAGGAATCGGTGCGCGAGGTCTTGGCCGAACGTTTGGCACTGGACTTCAAGAAGGTGCGTGCGGTACCTGCGTCACTCTTCAAGGAATCGCGGCAGAAATCGAAAGCTCGAATTCTGCGCGAGCAGCGCATTGCGGCTAGAGCAGAACGTGTGCGAATTCGCGAACGACGTAAGGCGCTGAGTATCAAGCTGTCACTCGTCATGAGCAACGGGTTCTTCGGACTGTCGTATGCAGCGGACGACAATCAGAAGGCAATGCAAACGCTTCAGGCGAACGGTTTCCGTTCGAGTGCCGCGTTCTACTTTGCAAAGCTCGGATCGGGTAAGGCTCTGGCACGGCAGTTGAATCGCTGGGAAGAAAACGGCCTGCAGCCGGATCGCAAACACCTGAAGGAGGGTTCTGCTCAGTGGTTCTCTGAAGTGTACCAGCAGATGGAAACAGGAATCACCGGCCAACGATCTATCAATCGATTGCATCGCGCGGGCGTTCCGAATTTCTACCAGGTGAAGCACGTCGCGTGCGCTGACCGGCACGTGATCAAGCCGTACCCAGTTGTCGAAAATGGCGAGGTTTTCCTTGCTTTGCCTAAGGAAAATCAAGCTTGGACGAAAAATGCGATCCGCCACTCTTCGCTGGAGTGGTTCGAGGGTGAGCCTTCGCTAACCTATTTTGGATCAATCAAGGATGTGCTACGCGTCGCAAAAGACCTGAAAGCCTCAGGAATCACTGTGCAAAACGCTGCATCCATCAATCGTAGCTTCAAAAAGCTGCGCGGACTCACAGTACGTACATAGAAATACAAAAACCCTAATTTGATGAGCATGGGGCAGAAGTTGCCCCGCTCACTCTTTAGGAGCGTACTGCCATGAGTTTCAACATCACAGCAATCAAAAAAGCGCTGGCTGATGCCGGTTACGAAGTCTCGAAGGTTGAGGGCATGCTCTCAACCGACTTCAAACACCTGCTGACGTTCGCTCACTTTCAATTCGGTTTGTCACCTGCCCAGGTTGGGTACGGCTTGGCTTATCCCGAAACCATCACCACCGATTTCCCCGGTCACCCGAACGCGACTTCCGCGCCGGTAGCTGCGGCTGTTGCCGAATCAGCACCTGTAGCCCCCGAAGCGCCGGTTGAAGCCCCGCAACCTGTTGCTGCGCCTGTTGCAGAAACTGCTGCTGAGACCCCGGCTCCGGAAGCTGCTCAGGAAACGCAAACCCCGGCCGCAGAAAACACCCAAGCTCCAGAAGCTGCTGAACAGGCCGATGCTGCACAGGAACCTGCTCAGGACGCTGAAGAAAAGCCCGCAGCAGCAGCGGAAGGCGCTACTGAACAAACGCAGAGCGAAGAAACCGCTAGCTAATCGGAGAACGTATGACAGCGAAAGTTATAGGCAATCGCTCAGCATACTTCCGTGGCGGTTCAGATGGTATCGGACGGCGCAATCTGCCGGACGGCAACATCGGATGGGTTGGCGTCACCTCGAATACTCAGGGTGATGTCGCCTATCTCTCGGCTGTGGATGTAACGAGCAATGACCGCCCCTTCCTAGGTTATTCACTTCAGGCAGTTGGGCACGTGGTTACGGTCGAGTTCACCCTGCAGAATTCAGGCTTGGCTACGGACCCCGATCCGAGCGTGCAGGCCAGCGTGGCGTGGTGCAACTCAACCACTGTGACCCCGGGCACTGTCACACCGATCACGTTCCCCTTTTCTGCGCTAAAGATCACGTTCTCAGGCGGTGCAGGCACTGAGTGCTACGTCGTTTGCCGCTGATCGGAGTACGTAAATCATGGCAAAAATCCCACAGGCGTTTGCAAACGCACTCTCAAAGCAGAAAGCAGCACCCACCGTCTACGTCCCGCAGAAACCAGACGCGACGATGGAAGACATGATGGATTCCCATTCGGTCGGCACGATGTCTCAGGGTGTAGAGACATTCGACGCTGAGCGGGAACCCGGAAAAATTCAGCAAATGAATAACCCGGACGGTGAAGAGCGCGGCAAGATGGATTTCGAAACCTGGCTGCCATTCGCAGCTAAGGTCTACAAGATCAGCCCGCGTATCGAAGACTACATCATCGTCAACACGCTGATCTGTCCTTCAGACATTCCGAACCGAAACGGTATTGCGTTCCCCGCGACCGAACTCGGACGTTTTCTCCCACCGCCGATGAATCGCATGGTTTACAAGGCGTGGGCCGGATGTCCCGTGCATCTGGAGCATGACAACGAAGTGCACGAAAAAGCGTACGGCGTGATTCTTGACGCAGCCTTGATGAAGGTTGCGGGTTTCGGTGGCGGAAAGCTCTGGAAGGTTATGGGGTTGCTCGCAATCGATAAAAACAAGAATCCCGACATCGCTCAGCAAGTTCTCACACGAAAAATCAATACGTATTCGATGGGTGCACTGGTCGAGTCATTTACGTGTGGGTATTGCGGCGCTGAATGCGATTCCCGTTTCACTTGCGGTCACATCTCTTCTACAAAGAACGTCAACTGGAAGAAATACAGAGACTTTGACGGTTCTACACATCTCGCCTTTCTGAATGCGCACTCAATCTCTCCAATCGAATGCTCGATTGTGAAAGACCCTGCGTGGGCTCCTGCGCTTTCCGACACAGTCTATGACCCGTGGGCGCAAATTTCACAGGACACCAGTTCGGAAGTGTCGGATGCGTTGAGCGGCAAAGGTGCTACGCGCACTCTCTAGTTTTATGACGTGTAGATTCCTCTGGTGAAGATCACACAATCCAAAGTGAGGACAATATGGCAATCTTGAAGAAGGAAAAGGTGATCGCTCGCGAATCAACGAGCACGCACTTTCCAAATGAAACAACTCAGGCACCGCTCGATTCGGATCAGGCAGCGCTGAATCACCAAACGTCAAATACGTTGATCGATCCGGAGGACTTCGAAGGCGGTTCTACTCACTTCAAAAATGAAGAAGAGTACAACGACAATTCGAAGCGTCAAAACGCAAGCGCAAAGCAGCGTCTCGCCGCAGCGAAGACTCCGAAGCATCCGGGCATCGTTCCGCTTGCCAAGGAATCGGCAAAGAAGCATCCGGCAAAGACGAAAGCCGGTCTGGACGAAAGCGATTCGACGGGTGAAAGCGATCCGGATTTCGTGCAGGACGCAGGTGACGAAGTTCTGGAAGCTGATGCAGATTTCGGCGCTACGGGTGAACCGGAATCGGGTCTGCAAGATACGCAGCACCTTCCGAACACCGAAGACCCGGCTGCTGGCTATCTGCAAGTTGGTTCGGAAGGTGATCTGTCCGGTACTGAACTGGAAGGCGGTGACAACCCGCAATCAGGTCTCGAAGCTCCGCAAGCAGTGGAAGCCGATGATCTGGACGCTGACGGCGTTCAGGACGTTGTCGATGAGTTCGATGACCAACCGGCCGCTGCTCCGATGGAAGGCACCGATCTGATCGATGACGAAGAAATCGAGCAAGCTGCGGGCCCCGCACCGGAAGACATGGCGATTCTTGACGTTGATGGCGCAGACGACGAGTCGGACGATGTTGTGTTCGCGAATGTCGGCACGTCGGTCAAGGTCATCAAGGCCAATCGCATCATCGCTTCGATGAGCAAAAAGGTCGCTGTCAAAGCCGGTCACGCGGATGTGTATCTGGGCGATCAGTTCCAGGAAGTCACAGCAGTCGAAATGTCGAAGCACGGCGTTCGCGCTGGTCTGCAAAAGATGGGCTTCGTTCTGGCTACCGTGAATCTGGGCAAAGCAGACGTGCTGAACAAGCGCGTTGAAGCGAAAGCCTCGAAGCTCACGGCAGGGGTGCGTGCTCAACACGCTGAAGCTCTGGCATCGATGGATCAGTGTCTGGCTATCGCATCTGTCGGTATCACGAAGGGCTACTTCAAGGGCGTCAGCAACGAACTGAGCGCCGCTCTCGAAGACGAACTGTCGGCTGCTGGTGTGCGCGGTGCAAAGGGCATGCTCAAGCGCGTATTCGCATCGAAGGGTGTGGACTTCGCAAAGGCAATCCTCGCGCAAGCCACGAAGCTCTCCGCTCTGTCGGAAGATGTTCGCAATCAACACGCAGCGGCTCTCGATATGGTCTCTGAAGAAGGCATGGACGAATCTACGGATGACTCCGACAACCTCTTCGGTGATTCAGCGAGTCCCGACTTCCAAAGCGAGTTGAACGGCAGCGATGACGAGTTCGTTGACGGCTTCGAAGGCGATTCGCATGCACCGGAAACTGTGCACGCTGCGCTGATGCGTCCGGCAACCCGCGTTCGTCATGAAGTGTCCGCAAAAGCTGCTGGCTATTCGACGGATGTTCAAGCAGTTCTCGCTGGCAAGCTCCCGTTCGGCTTCCAGTAAAGAGTAGTTCTAGGGGCTTAGTCCCCTAGTTCTTCTCCGCGCAGTACTCGCCTCACACCCCTCCGCAGCAAATCCCCAATTCGTAATTTCATCGTTGCAGAGACGCGCTGCTGGTTCAGCGCGTGTCTTGACGCACGAATCCAATATGGAGAAACAAAATGTCTTTTTACTTGCCGTTCACTAAGGCTGAACAAAGCACGGAAATGATCGTTGCCCCGGGCGCGCAGTTCTACGCCGAAGGTCAAGTTGCGGTCACGACTCAAGGTGCAACTTCAGCAGGCGTTCAGCCGTCAACTGGTGCCGCGACTGACGTGTTCGCTGGTTTCGTGTTTGCCGGTACGTCAGCCGCTCCGTTCAGCGAAACCTACTACAACAAGGTCGAACAGTTCACGGTACCCGCAACGGGCATCGTCACGCTGTCGCTCACGCCGCTCGCCGGTCAGGTCTCGACCTTCGACAACACGACCAGCACGTTCAACGCCGCACCCTCGGTCGCAGGCAAGAACGTTTCAGGTCTGACTGCTGGTGACACGGTCACGGTCACCTACAAGTACGCACTCACCGTCATCCAAGCACGCGCCCTGTTCGGTGACGTTCAGCCGGGTGGCTACATCGGCAACTACGTGGGCCAAATCGGTGTGATCACGCGCGGCACGGTGTGGACCTCGGAATTCGATGCGTCGAAGAACTGGGCCGCTGCTGGTGGCTCTGCTTCCACGCAACTCGTGGCAGTCGCAAACGGCCAAGTGTCGCTCGGCACGCCGGGTACGACCGGTGTCGCAATCCCGGGTTACGTGAAGGGTGTTCCGGGTCAAGACACGCCGTTCCTCGGCATCACCTTCTCAGCCCCGTAATCAACACGCGGCTTCTTTGATTTAGCGGGAGTTCATTAGTTCGGACTCCCGCTGATTAAACCAAACAAAACGGAGTATCAAATGCGTAATAAGGTTGAAGTCCGCGCGGCTAAGACGCCGATGGTTGCGGCATCGGAATATAAGTTTGCGAACTCAGGTGAGCGCGCAATCGGTTCGAACGGTGAAATCAACGCGTCGTCAAAGCGCGACCTGATCAACCGCCAGATGGAATTCCTCGCAGCTTCGAGCCGTCGCGAAGTTGTGGCTGACCCGGTGTTCGCTGCTGCTGAAACGAACGAAAAGCTGCACAAGGAACTGATCCAGGCAGCGTTCAACGACCGTGAAGCTCACCGCGTTCTGGGTGAACGTATGGCTGACTCGCTGTACATCACTGCGAACCGTCAAGGCTTCATGCGCAAGTACACGACCAAGATCACGGTCGAACAAGGCGCAATCGTTCGCTTCCCGCTGAAGAACAAGAACGTGACGGCTGTGTGGTCAACCAGCCCGACCAAGATTCAGTCACAGATCACACGTGACAAGTGGTTCACTCCGCCGGAACTGCAGGTTGTGACCCGCCCGTTCATTCCGATGAACGAAATCAACCAGTCGGCCGGTGACGTGCTTCAAGAGAAATACGTCGAAGCAACCGAAGCCATCATGGTGTCGGAAGACCGCCTCTGGTACCAACTGGTCAACGAAATCGTTGGCGTGGACAACCCGCTGTCGATCATCTCCGGTCAGTTGACCCCGTACACGTTTGCTCAGGTGATGACGAACGTGACGCGTTGGGGCCTGAAGGCACCGCACGTGCTCATCGCTACCGACATCTACCAGGACATCATCGGCAACTCGGACTTCTTCACGGCAATCGATCCGGTTGCACGTCACGAACTCCTGCTGACCGGCGAACTGGGCGTTCTCTACGGTTGCACGATCACTTCGGATGCATACCGTCACCCGGAACACAAGGTGCTGAACCAAGGTGAGTTCTTCGTGATTTCGGATGCACTGAATCACGGCGCTTACTCGGATCGCGGTGGCCTGCAATCGCAGCCTATCGACATCTCGGTGGAACGCATTCCGGGCCGTGGCTGGGTGATGTTCGAATCGCTGGCAGTCAGCGTGTCGAACAGCCGCTCGGTTGCTAAGGGCTACCGCATCTAATCGGGCGTTGTTGTTCGGGGCTGTTCTGCAAATCAGACAGCCCCGTTTCAATGACACCGCACACAGAGGAAACAGATCATGAAGACTTACAACCGTGCGCTCGATAACATGGCGCTCGCCGCAAACCACTACCTCGAAGGCAACGAAATCGTTGCTGCTGCTTTCTTCATGAAGGCCGCTCAATCGCCGGACGTGGCCCAAGCAATCGCCATCATCGAAGCATCGAACGCGCAAGCGTACGCAGCAGCTTCGGTCAAGACGGAAGCCACAGCTAAGGCTCCGGTGAAGGCTTCGAAGAAGCAGATCACCGCATCAGAGCGCAAGCAACTCGCAGCACTCGTCGGCGCTGACGTGGTGAACGCTGAATTCGGTGAAGAGCCGGTGGGCGAACCCGAAGCGGTGGAAGACGAAGCAGTGGAAGTGGAAGACGAACAGCCGTCGTTCGCTCAAGCACTCGCCGCGCTGAAGAAGTCGCAGAAGTAAAACCGGTCGCCAAATGGTTTGATACAGGCCGCTTTTGGCGGGCGACAAAAAGCCTGATCGGTTTGCTCCGGTCAGGCTTTTTTCGTTTCTGCGACCTACTTTTAGGCTCACGTCTATGCGATCTACCGAAATTCAACCGATTGAGTTTTTGATTTTCGCCGGATTTCAGCAGCGCTTCGAGCAAGTGTTTGGCTGCGCCAAATGTGCGTTCATAAATGCTAACGATAAGACAAAGATTCTCCAGCGCCTATTTGGCGAGGGCAAGCCTTTGACTTACCCGTATGCGTTCTTTGAGATTTCGAAGATCGGTGCAAATACCGACTCATACAACTCACATGCATTAGGCCGTCGCGGTATTCCAGTGAACGTACGCACAGATCAGACCGTGCAAACGGTACGCGTGATGCCTGTGAATTTCGATCTGGAAATAACGTACGTAACTGACAAGTTCCAGTCAGTAGAGCAGGGCTCGGTACTGGCATTTGTTCGCAGATGGCTTCTTGCAAGGCGCTTTGGATATCTGAAGTCGTCCGTGAATTACGGACGCCTGCAATTCGGCATCAACGTAACGATGGGAGAAGACGTACAGATTCCATCGAGAGAGAACATCACTGAAGCCGAAGTCTCGTACCAAATGCAAATTAGCGCGACGATTCACGGCTTTATAAGCGAACCGATCCTCTCTGAAATAGGAAAGGTCGATCAGTTTAATGTAAATGGCCAGGTAGGCGGAGTAAACGGCCAAATAGTAAGTACTCAATTCTTCGCTTTTCCTGATCAAGGAGGTTAAAAGTCATGGCTACTTTAGTCATAAATGTAAGCCGTGTACCGCAACAGGTTGGGCTGATCCTGTCGAATGGGGAGAAGTCGTATTCGCGAGTCATGGCCCGCAGTCGTGCACAGCTTCAAGACGGTGCGACAGTCGATCCGCACTGGCTCGCAATGAATCCGGGTGTGGTGAAAATCACAGAGGTTCAACAGCCTGCGGTCGCGCAAGCAAAGACCAACGCATCAAAACCAGCAGTGTCTGTAGCTACACAGACTGCAACGACAAATACGGCAGAGACCGTCGCTAGCGATACGGGAGTCGAATAATGACGATCTCCGCTAATCAGTCATCAAAAGTTATCACGCAAGAAATCAACCTGTCGCAGGTCGTTACTTCGGCTTCAACGTCAGTCGTTGCACAAGTCGTGGTGTCGAAGCAGGGTTCCACGTCCCCGATGCTGTTCACGAACGCTCAGGACTATCTGGCGCAGTACGGAAACCCCAACGCTGCAATCTCGTTTGACGTGTACTGCGCGCTGGACTACTTCAAGCAGGGCAATCAGTTGTGGGCTTTGCGCGTAGCTGGTGCCGGGGCCCTGTACTCGTCAGTGCTGATGTGGACGGACGGCAACCTGACGTACCTGACGCCGATTACTGCGGGCGTCACCGATCCGACTCAGCCAGATTGGGCAGCGCTGCTCCCTGCGGGCACCGGCCATGAAGCTATCGCTTTGTTCTATCCCGCGATGGGTCCTGGCTCATATGCGGACAACTACGCAATATCGATTGCGTCATCGAACATTGCGACGCCTTCAGGTCTGGCGCTGGCTTCGAGCAATACAGGCGGAGTACTTCCCTCAGCTACATACGAGTATCAAGTATCGGCTGTGGGTGCGAACGGTGAGACTCTCGTTTCGCAGCCTGTGCAGATCGTGATTGCGGGTCCGCAAGTAACGAACAGTGTGACGTTGTCGTGGAATAACGTACCGCTCGCTCAGGGCTACAACATCTACGGCCGCACTGCTTCGGGGGTCGGCTACATCACGCAGGTTGGACAAGGAACGCTGACGTTCACGGACACAGGCGCGATCACTGTCAACACGAACAAGCAACCCCTCGTGTCGCCTGCCGATCTGGAAGCACCGAATCCAGTGTTCACGGTTTCAGTGTTCAACACGGCACAAAGCTCCACATACCCAGTTGAGCAGTTCGATTGCTCGCTCGAAGACAACACAGATTCGACCGGTCTGGAAACTGAGCTTGAACAACGTATCAATCCGTTCTCGCAATTCATCCAGGTCACATCGAACGTTCCGGCGCTCACATCAGCACCGGCTGTTGATTCGGTGGTTACAACGAACCTGGCTGGCGGCAACTCAGGTGCGGCTCCCACGTCAACCGACGTTGCTGGCGCATGGGACACGTTCTCGAACAAGCAACTGTATGCAGTGAACATCCTGCTGAACTCTGGGCATGCATCGCCAGATGTGCAGTTGGCGATGGACTCACTGGCTCAGCGTCGTGGTGACTGCGTGGCGCTCCTTGATGTGCCCTCAGCATCACAGAAATTCCAGCAGGCAATCAACTATCGCAATCTCCAGTTGAACCTGAACTCAACGTATAGCGCGCTGTTCTCGCCGGACGTTCTGGAAGCTGACACGATCAACGGCAAGCAGCAGTACGTGCCGTTCTCAGGTCAGGCCGCTGCACGCTGCGCATATACGGACTCAGTAGCTAACCCAAGCTTCTCGATTGCTGGTCTGAATCGCGGGCTGCTGGATGTTCTGGGTACGCGCTATACGTACGATGCGGGCCAAATGGATGCGTTGTTCCAGGCTCAGGTGAACTACACGCAAACGTTCGTTGGTCAGGGTACCGCACTCTGGGAACAACAGACGATGGCCGCAGAAATCTCGGCGCTGTCGTGGGTATCAGTTCGCCGGATCGTCAACGTGATGAAGGTCGCGCTCTACAAGTTCCTGTTGTATTCGCTGCAGGAGCCGAACGACGACTTCCTTGGCCGTCAAATCGTTAGCTCATGTTCGGACTATCTCCAAACCATTCAGAACGCACGCGGCATCTCAGCGTTCTCGGTGGTGTCCGACACGAGCAATAACACGGCTCAGGACTTCAACACGGGCGTGCGTAACGTCACCGTGATCATCATCCCGACGATCCCGACGCACATCATCAACCTGCAAGTTGTGATTTCGCAGCAGGGCGTTTCGTTCACTGAAGCGCTTTCGCAGGTGAGCCCTGGTTAGTAGACCGAAGTAGGGTGCCAGAAAATCGGCACCCTTTTCAGAGGAAAAACTATGAAGCTTAAAGCATCAACCAGATTGCTCGCGGATTCTCCCGTCATCGCGCCGTCTGATTCGTTCAGGGACGAGAACAAAGAGCAGTTGAAGGATCGCCAGTCCGAAAGCCGCAAAACCGAAAAGACGGATACCGGCAGCCCTTCAGCCGAAGCCTCATCTACTGCGGTTTCTCAGGGTTCACAAGCACTGCCTCAAACCGAAAGTACCTATGCGCGGCTCATCCAATCCGGAGCAGAGGACGACCCTCTCACGATGGATATGGAAGACGCGTGTACGGCTGGCGACACATCGGACGGCTACGTACCGAACTCGGAAACAGGCTTCGAGCTAGAGGGTCCGGACGTGGATGAGAACTACCTGAACGTACGGGGCTGCTCGACAGAGGACGAACTGCTGGCTGACGCGGACCCGACCCTGTGGAACAACGCCGAACAGCCGATGGGGTGAGGGATGAAACTTAACGCGATGTACCGGCTACTCGCACTTTCTGCGCTGGATCATGCGCGAAACGTGGAGAAGCTATTCGACACCTTGAGGTCACGCCATATGAGCGTTGTCCTCAACAAGACCGATTACACCATCGGATTCAGATCGGACACCGAACAAGTGCTCCGGGCGCTAGGGCTCATGGGCTTTCGCAAAAACGGCACCAGCCACAACGGAATGATGCTCTCAGACGGGCATCAGGAAATCCGTTTGTTTGAACCACGCGAAGGCTGGCCCCCAATCGCACAGCTTCTACATTAAAGGAATTCAGTTATGTCACGGACAAGTTTGTTTGATGTCGAGAGCGTAGCCGATCCGGCGCAGTCGTGGAACTTCGATATGTTCCTGCCAGCGATTCCCGGCTCGTCAGATACGCGAGCTTTGACATGGAAGTGCATGACCTCAGCGCTGCCTGGTTTCGGCTTCGACAACGTTGAGGTTCCACTTCACGGTATCGTCCTGAACTATGCGGGTCGCAAGACGTTCACGCATACGTTCAACTCAACATTCATGGAAGCATCCGACTGGTCAACGCGTTCGCAGTTCTACGCGTGGTCAGAATCAATGCGTTCGTGGATTAACAACAGCGGAACATTCGCATCGGCCTACAAGGTCAACGCGCAACTCGTCGTGTACAACGATCTGCCCCAGGTCTCGCGCACGATCAACGTGATGGGTATGTGGCCTGCTGAAGTTGCAGACGTTGAACTGGACGGCGGCGCTTCGAACCTCATTTCACTCAATATCACCTGGCGCTTCGACTATCTCCAAGATAGCTGATGCGCGACTCCGGAGTCTATATGTTGAAGATCAATGCTGCATCTAGACTTCTGGTGACTGCTGAAGGGGAGTGGTTTTATTCACTCCCCGACGAGATGCAAAAGCAGTACATAGAAGAACATCCGGAATCGAAGTACGCCAAGGACTACAAGCACGGGGGCGATAACCCGTCGATTCCGGGTCCCCAGACTGCACCAAACGACCCGCAATCGCCTCAAAATCAGCCCAAAGTGCAAACCCCAATGGGAGCACCGGGCAGGCTCCAGAGACCGCCAGCGCAGTTGGTTAAGCCCAGGCCGCAGTTGCCAAAGAAGACTGAAGAAGCGCTGAAACATGTGCCGAAACCTGTTGGAAAGGCACTTAAAAACGGTGGCATGAAGCCCAAGTCGAAAGAGCGGATGGAGATTGCAGAGAAGCTGAAGGCGAAGACTCCACGTCTTGCGCGCGGCATGCTTAAAGACACGATGGGTGCGGCAAAAGGCTTGGCATCAACCTACAACATCGTCGTCAAGGGCAAGCCTGAACAGGGCGACTTCAAGAAGGTCGCGTCGATGTTCGGGACGATTCTTGGATCATCGGTGATGGCCGCTGCAATTGGGACCACGGGTCCAGTTGGTTTCCTCGCGTTCATGGCAGTCAAGCATATGGCTGCACCCGCTCTGTACCGAATGGCCCAGAAGGCGTTTCATCCGCCTCCCGAACCTGACTCTTATGGCTACTGGGCAGATGAAGACACGTGGGTCGATATGCCTAAGGCGGAATGGGAAAAGCTGACCGACAAGGAAGCTGACCGCCGATTCAAGGAAGGCCAGAAAAAGAAGGCGCTAGAGAAACACGGTCACGGCTATTGGGACAAAGGTCAGTGGCATGCGCAGCCGCGCGCAGAGTGGGAACAGGATTTCAACAAGCGCGGGCCTGGGAAGCGTTCAGACATCGGCAAGCAGGGTGCGTCAGTGGTCACTGCCACGGACGAGGAAAAGCAGATGACCCAGCTTCTGGAGACGCTGTTCGATTTTGTGGAGAACGGAGATATCCCGAAGGAAGCTATCGAGCGTGCAGTCTACGAAATGGCTGATGCACAGATCGCTAGGGACCGTGAGCACGAGAAAGAGCAGCAGCTTCAGAGGCAAGAGCACGAGAATTCTCGCGATTAAGCGTGCAACACCCGCAATTTCATTAGAGCAGTAACCTGCGCATCGACGCTCACAAGACTTCAATTTTCCTTTCGCAATAAGGTACAAAATGGATACGAATACTCTGTCAATCACCGACTTCGAAATGAAGACTCCGACCATCGCGAAGGTCGTCATTTCGTACACGGGTGGTTTCAACAAGGAGAAGGTTCGCGCCTCTCTTCTCAAGATGCTGGACAATCGCGCTGCGCCGGTTGAAGATTCCTTCCGCCAGGTGCGTGCGGGCGTCGCTGTCGGCTTCTTGCGGGCTAACCGCGAAGTGCGCGTTGTGGACCCTAAGGAACTGCGCGCGTCGTATCGCGTCATGGGTTCATCGAACATCATGATGAGCGAAGTCGATAACTCGCTGTGGGAAGTGAAGCAGGGCAAGGGCGGCACGTTCCTCGCACGCCACGGTCAGGAAGACCTGTCGGAACTGGTCGAAAGCTCAACGCAGCGTCGCACCGATGTCCCGGGTATCCGCCACCTGCAACTGGCGAAGGCCGTGTCGGGCGAGTTCGTGGCCTTCACCTCGAAGTCGGGCGACATGGACTACGGTTTCGTTGTTGCTTCGAACTCGGAAAAGGTTAAGGTCGTTTCGACCACGACTCAGATGCCCGCCGTCGCTTCGTACGATATGGTGTCGTTCATCGGCCGCGCTCCGATTCCGAAGTCGTTCGCTCAGGACATGGTGAAGGCTGGCATCAGCCGCGAAGACAAGTCGCAGGCCATCGAGTACTGGAAAAAGCTGTACTCATACAACCCGGCCTACCTGCAAATGGTGATCGATCAGGTGAACGAGGGCACAGTCGCCTAACTGAGTTCAGAGAAAGCCCGCGTTTATCGTGGGCTTTTTCTTTATCTAGGAAGAAAGATATGGAACTGAATGCAGCCACGCGACTGCTCGCTGATTGGTGGTCCGACTTAAGTCCGGAAGAGCAGGAGAAGTACATCAAGGACCATCCGCATTCTGACAAGGCAATGGAGAAGCGGAAGCACGCCTACCACAACCCAGAAGTGGAAATCTCCGATTCCCGCTACTCGAACGGTAGTAAGATCGTACGCGTAAAATCTGAGACTGGTTATAAGACTAAAGGCCACGACGTTGCAGAAGAACTCAAGGGCCGCTGGTCGAACCGCGAGAAGGGCTACATCATGAGTCCGACCAAAGCTCTTAAGTTCCAGAAGATGATGGCTCAACAATAAGGCGATCATGGAACTCAATGCAGGCTCCCGGCTGATCGAAGCCGCAACAGAGAAGCGACTTATTGGCGAGTACGTGACGAAGAACGGGGAACCGGCAATCACGATCTATCAGGAGATCAGTGATAAGGGTCGTGTTCAGTATCGCCCCGACATCATGCACGACAAGTTCAGTTGCCCGCCGTTTCATGACCGTTCCGACTATCGCGAAGTCTATACGAAGGTTACTGAGGAACTGAAGCGCAAGCGCGGATGGAAGGCAATCAAGCCGTTGCCCGAACACGAACCGTCAACCCATGTGGAACCGACACACTACGAATTCCACGTGGAGTTTCTGGACGAGAATGGGCGTATGGGCAAGCTCGATCACGCGGTGAAGGCGCGCAATCGCTTTGACGCGTTTGCTGAGTTGCTCCAGGGATTGAAACGAAGCGGCGGGATGGAAGTCGTTCACCGAATCACCTGCACCGCTAGTAAATAGACACCGAATCGACTAGGGAATAACATGGAACTTAATGCGAGCACGCGATTGTACGCGGCAAACCTCACAGAGAAGGCAGCGGAATTCCGCGCACTGTTGAAACAGAAGGGTCTCAAGGTGCGGACCCGCGTCGCACCGGGTGGCGGTCAG